CTGGTCCGAAAGGAGATACGGGAGCGCAAGGTCCAGCAGGAGCGGCTGGTCCGAAAGGAGATACGGGAGCGCAAGGTCCAGCAGGAGCGGCTGGTCCGAAAGGAGATACGGGAGCAAAAATCACTTCTATCGAACTAACCATTACGGGAAGCAATATTACCGGAACGGCTCATTTGGATGATGAATCTACCGCTGCAATTACTGGTACTTATACAGCAGGATAATTTTTGTTTAATTATGCGGACGATACACTTGTCCGCACTTAAAACATATAATAAATGAACAAAGAAGATTTATATATTATACAGAACGGAGATACTGGTCAGCGGATGGCTGAGGGATTGACGAAGAATTTTGAAGGTATTTTAGATAGTATACCCGATGTAAGCGGTTTTATCACATCTACTCAGGCAGACGGAAAGTATGCTACACTTGCGCAGGTTGGAGATATTAATGCAATACTTGATAACATTAACGGTGAAGTGATTTGATATGGGAACAACGGCAGAGAAATTAAATAAAATATTAGATAGCAAAGCAAAGATTAAGGCTGCTATCGAAGCGAAAGGTGTTAGTGATGTGGGTGATGTGTTGTCTGCATATCCCGATAAGATTGCGAGCATTCAAGCAGGCGGTGGAAGCGGATACACTGGTCACGCAGACGTAGAAGGACTAAAGGCTATCGGTTGGACTGATGAAGATATAGAATACTATCAGACGCACGGTGTTAATTGGAATGAAGAAGATGATGCTTATCATAAAGTACCGCAGGATAATATTGACTTGTATGGTGTGTTGACTATTGATAATATTCAGGAATATAAAGATAGAATTGTTTATCTTCCTAAGATTGATACAAGCAAAAGGACAAGTTTAAGCAAATTGTTTAAAGATTGTAGTTCGCTAATATTCATTCCTATGATTGATACAAGCAGTGCTGTAGATATGAGTTATATGTTTGCTGGTTGTTTTTCTTTAATTTATGTTCCAAAATTTGATACAAGCAACGCTGTGATTATGAATCACATGTTTTTTGGCTGTTATTCTATAACTTCTGTGCCACAGTTTGACACAAGCAGTGCTGTAGATATGAGTTATATGTTTGCTGGTTGTTTTTCTTTAATTTATATACTACAGTTTGATGCAAGTAATGATGAGGATATTGATCATATGTTTACTAATTGTGTGTCTATGCAATTTGCAAACATATCAAAACTTAATACATCGTTAAATATAACTAGTTCATCATTATTTGCCAAAGACAGCCTACTTTACATCATTAACAACGCAGCACCAACAAAAAAAATTACAATTACACTTTCGGCTTATTGTTATAATAAGTATAATGCTGACCCTGATGTAGTAGCAGCACTTGAAGCACAACCAAATGTTTCACTTGCATCCGCATAACGAAAGGAGTAATTATGAAAGAGATAAAAGCAAAAGAAGGATATTATCTTTCAGACAAGAACAAGACTGCGTTTTTTAAATCCGTAAAAGGTGCAAATGTAAACGCAGATGATTACATTGAAATTACAGAAGAAGAAGTAAACGGAATAGTAAAGCATAATGAAGCAATACAAGATATTGATTCACTTGAAAAGATAGATGATTATGCTTATAAGATGTCTGTAATTCCTGAATGTATCAATACAACACCCATGGCAAACAACGAAGCAATTGAAAGGAAATCACTTTTCCCTATGTGGTCGTCAGACGGAATATCCGTAAAGCAAGGCGAAAAGTATCAATGTGACGATTTGCTTTGGGAATGTGTAAAAGACCACACTACTCAAGCTAATTGGAAACCAAGCCTTGAAACGGCTAGCTTGTGGAAGGTAGTCAACGAAGAACACGAAGGTACAGAAGCAGAGCCTATACCTTACACGCCACCGATGGAAATCTTTGCTAATAAATACTATACACAGAATGGAGTGTTATACAGATGCACACGTGACAGCGGCATTCCACTAAGCCACGATTTAAGTGCGTTAGTAGGTCTATATGTAGAATTAGTTTAATTACAATAAACATCCCCACTTACTCATTCAGCAGGTGGGGATTTCTTTTTATCGTTAGTATCGTAGTAAATAACGATGCAATACGCAAGTATCATACATTCCATTATGTTAGGGTGATAATCAAAAATTCTGCATAATAATACGGCTAATACAGCGGATATTAGTACGGAAATCCAATACTTGAAAAACTCTTTCATTCCATGTCCTCCACTCCGTATAATTCCATAAGATATGAGTTTATTCTTTCTTTATCCCATTTGTATGCTTTGCCTAAAGTAGTTGCTTCAACAACTTTTACTTTTTCGTTCCTTATTTCAGACCTCACCATTGTTGTATAGTCTTTTGAGTTTTCTTTTCCGAAGTCAATTCTTATTTCAAAATTACCTCTGTTTATCACGTAGTTTCTTTGCATAATTCACTCATCATTATAATTGTCAAAATCATCGTATTCTTCGTCACTTGGGTAATCTTGCCCGAAATCCATAGTCAATCCTCCTTAATAAACAGGCACAAATCATAAAGCATGTCAATAACTATACTATCTTGTATTTCGTAAAGGCTGTGAATCGTTTTGTCCTTATAAATCACACATACGTAATAGTTGTCGAAAGAATCGTCACATATACTTACATCTACCGCTTCGGGCATAACTTTCTTTATCCTAGACAAAAGTATGTTCTTCAAATTTATTTTCCATTGGAAACTATTTACTAGAACACCGTCTATAAAATCAATCTTTTTCTTGTTTGTCATAGTGTTGAAATTCCTAAGCATGAAATATATACGATTGAAAGTTTCACAAGAAGGGAGAATACGTAAACAAACCAATAGGTAAACATACAAGCCTTAGGGCTTAAATCTTCAAGGTCACGTTTCATAGTTTCGATATTCATCAGTTCCTTGTCAACCAAATTGATATACTTGCTGATTGAAGTACATTTGTACTTGTAGAAAGAGAACGCAACAAAAAGCAAAGTGCAATGATAAATAGAATTTTCATAGGTCTTTAAACTTTAAATCAATATCTTTTATAAAACTATCATAGTGTTGTAAAGGTACATAATCTTTGGCAACTTTAATAAAAGTATCAAAATTTTTTAGCTTTTATTAACTCTTCATTCTTGTAGGCAGAATCAGTCTTGAACTTCTTGTAGTCTATAAGTCTGCCGCCCATTTGCATAAACGCTTCGTTGGCTTTCTTGTCTACATATTCGTTCCATTTGTTGTTGCTGTGACCTTTTACCCACTGAAACTTATAATTGATATTCTTGGTTTCCACCAAATACCGAAATTGGCTTATGTATTCGGTGTTTTTCTCAAAATCACAGGTCTTGTGGTCTAATACATAGATGCAGTACTTACTATCGGTAAAAATGCAACATCTACAATTATTAGGGAGTGCTTCTATTGCAGATATAATCGCATTTAATTCTGCCTGATTGTTTGTTAGACCCAAGAAGCCTTGTGAATATTCATGCAATATTTCATCGTTTGTCGGATTGATTATAACAAATGCTGAACCTGCTGGTCTTGAAGTTTGCATATAGTTCGCACTTCCATCGCTATATACCACATACAAGTCACAGACATCTTCTTTGTCTTGCTTCTTCTTTAGGCTTTGTTTGTTCTTCGGTCGTTTTGCCATATCAAAATAATTCTAATTGTTTCTTTTCATCGGGTAATTCCAACCCGTTTACGGCTAATACCTTTCTCATTGCTTCACGATATGTTATACCATTGTTTGTATAATTCATAAACATATTGTACATCTTTGGATACATTTCATAACACATCTTCAAACGATTATCATCCTTGAATTGGCAACCATATCCACAGAACATACATCCTGTTCTCTTTGCTCCTTTGTAGTATATGTCCGCAATCTTTAGGCTTCTCTTTTTAATATATGCCCAAATATTTTCTTCTAGCCAAATGGATAAGGGCAAGGATTTTATTCTTCCACCTTCAAATGAATTACAACCTCCTTGTCGGATATACATCTTTTCTCTAAGCAAACTTTCAGAAGCCATAATTCCCATGATAGGATATACGTTATTTTCTTTCTCATATCTATGGAAAGGCTCTTTCTTTAAAACAGAACAACATTTATGAGATGTTTCAAATTTTACTCTTACTAAAAACATCCACTTGTCGGATATAACACTTGGCTTGTCTTTATACTTTTCTTCAAGTCCTAATCTTCTATTTATAACAGACCAACTTTTTGTATGTCTAACCTCGTATATTGACTGAGATTGTTCCTTACTCACTAGAGGAAATCCGTACTTCTCAAATACTTCTTTAGGTTTTAACTTTGGATAAATTATATCAATGTTATACCCTTCTGTGTTTTTCAGTTCACGAACAAATCTTACAATGTCGGGATATTCATTGCCAGTATTACAGAACACCGCTTTAATATCTGGCTTGATAACTCTGCATAAGTCAAGAAGCACGGTGCTGTCTTTTCCACCGCTAAATCCGACATACACTTGCCCGTTCAAGCGGGATATAAATTGGTCTATTACACCTAAAGAATGGTCTATCTTTTGGTTTAAAGTCCATTTTTGTCTTTCTTTAAGTTCTTTTAAATCCATAGGTTTAATATTTACTTAGTTAATTATATACATAAACTATTAATATACTGCCATATATATACTACCCCATCTCATAGATATAAATATAATTAGTGTTGGTTGAAATCTATAAACTAATCAAACATAGACATACATTCTTTCTCCATCACATTTTTCGGATTTGAAGAAAGATTATAAGTAAGTCTTAGCTTGTGATTAAATATAATATTACCGAACATTTCACTAACTTGTCTGTCGGCAATAGAATATTTAGTCATGTAGTAAACACAGCCAATTCCACCTTTACCTAATTTGATGTACTTGTTTTCAAGTCTTGCCTTTGTTATGTCATTTCTGTTGAACTTTTCCAATATTTCACTAAGTTCACCTTTCTTGACATTAAGTCTATGTTCTTCTTCAAGTTCGTTAATAAGTCTAACAACTGATTTTCTAGTAACCCCTGCTACATTTGCAAGAAACTGCAAAGAGAACACTCCGTTATCGCAGCGACAAGGAATATTGTTAATGCTCATAGTTTGAAACTTATCCATACGTTCACTCATGTTCACAACGCAGAGAATAAGAGATTTTTTCAGTTTTTTCTTTATATACCCTAACTTGAAGTTACCGTCTATTTTCATTTTCATACAATACATCTGATAGATAACATTTCCGTTTCTGTCTTTTGTGATTGTACGATAACGCTTATAAGACTTGGCAATTATAGTATTATTCTTTTCGTCAAACTTAAACAGAGGGTGTCCTTCTTTTATTGTTTTGATAAGTTGGTATGTCTTGAAGTTGCTTATACCGAAGTCTTGCATAAACTTTCTCACTCCTTCCAATCTGTATCTTGAAGAACCCGACCTCATTTTGATAGCGATGGAAAGACACAACAAATCTAGCGAAAGAGGATTTTTCTTTTTCCCCTTCGCTAGTTCGTAAGGTATGTTGATTACTTTTCTTTCCATAGTCTTTAAGTTTATATAAAAAAAAGAAAGCATTGAGATGTCACACGTTTTGTTTCCCAATGCCTTCTTTGTAATATATTTTCAAAAATTTGTTTTTACAAATTACTTACGTGTGACATCTTATCTAGAACACCACAAATATAATCATTAATTTTTAATCTGCAAACAGATTAACATAGTTTAACTTTGAATAATTGTAATAAGTACAAAATTGTAGTATATTTGTGTTAAATATATGTGCACAATGGAGAAGAATTTAAAGTTATACACGTTCGTAGACGGAATCAAGGACACACCGTTCCCAAACAAGACGGAACAGATTGTCATAGGCGATTTCAAATACGATGCAGCAAGAATGGGTGGTGTACCCACAATAGAAGCTACCGTAAAGCACAGACTTTGTCTAGACAAGCTTTGGACGGACAAGGTATATGCTTCATTTGACGGAGAAAAATTCTATGTAAAAGATACGCCCTCATCATCCAAAAGCAACGAGGATGAAAGATACGAACATTCGGTTACGCTCAAATCCGAACGTGAAGTCCTCAATCATACCTATTTCATAGATGCGGTTCAGGGTGACAGTACGATTGACGGTGTTGTTTCAAACAGTCTGAAAGTACAGTTCATGGGTGACATAGCACAGTTTGTCGCTAGACTTAATGCGTCCATGTCCTACTCAAAGATAGGCTATACAGCCGTAATTGATGAGGGCATAACTTCTGAAAGCCATCTTGTATCTTTTGAGGACAAATACATTCTCGAAGCTTTACAGGAAATATACAATGTATATAAGCTGCCTTACTATTTTGTCGGAAAGACCATACACATAGGATATGAGCAGAACGCAATACCTACCGTGATGAAGTACAGCATTGACGGTGCTTTGTTGTCTGTATCAAAGGAGAACGCAAACTACAACCTAGTAAACAGAATCACTGGTGCAGGAAGCAGCGACAACATTCCTTACTACTACCCAAACAAGACACCAAAGGGTGAAGTTTCGATAAATGTATATTCAGGCAATCAAGGTCTGACACAATCCGATTTATCGCTTGCAGATGCGGTCAAATTTGCCGAGAAAATAGGTTCGACCGACAAATGTATCTATTCAAAGAAACGTGGAGAAAATGTCGTTGTCATAAACTCCTACGATTTCTATAATTCATCAACGTTTGTAGACTACGAAGAAGGTTCTGAAATATCTATACCGGTAAGAAAAGAAGGAAGTTCCTATAAAAGTACGGCTACATTTCTTGTAAACGTAACGGTACTGCATGATGCAAGCATTACGGTTAATACCGCCTTTATGCCTATTAATATCAGTCTAGGTGCTGTAAGCTCACCATCTTTCACAATTAAAGGATATGGCGAAGAAGATACACAGTACAAAGTCCTGAACAACGGAGATAAGGTAGTGGCAGGTGACTATACAATCAAGGTTGTGTTCTATGTTTCCTACATTGGAATTGTCAGTGATTCGGTAACAAGTGCCAAATTCTACTTTGAGGCTTCATTCCCTAGTTCGTACTACGAATACTGGGACTTGAACGGAAAGGAAGTTACACTTGATGAAATAGGTATAAGCCTTAACGGAAGCCCTAAACTTGTAGTAGGCGACTACTTTACACAGAATGTAGGCAAGCAGATACCTTATTGTACGGAACTTATGCCGCCTGTATACAGAGAAACGGAAGGCGAACAGAGATTCTACAATGCAATAAACAGCACGTATAAGAAACCCGATTCAGAAGAATACTATACTTTCGAGAACGTTTATTCTGACGGAAATCCCTTAGAGGGTAAAGTTACCGCAGAAGATATCAAACCGTCTATCAAGGGCATGACAAACACAGAAGGTCTTAGAATAGACATGTTCACCGAGTTTGCGTATGACGAGAATGACAACGACGATGTAAATGAAAACGGAGAATACACTCATCCATACTTCTTTGGAAAGCTGAGAAAGTTTAACGGAGAGTACGGATTCAATCTTTTCAACCATGCTTCTGAAAGCGGAAATATGGAATTTTCGTTCACAAGCGGTATGTGCGGCTCTTGTACCTTTGAGGTAGGAGCAGGAGATGAAACGCAAAAGAATTTGGTTCAGGTAGACGATAGCGGAAATCTGTTGCGTGACGAGAACGGAAACGTAAGGTGCGGTCGTGACGGATTGCAGAAAGAAACACCGCAGGACAGACAGAACGATACGGTAAATTATGAAGTATGGGTTGCACTAAAGAAAGACGATACAACCTATACAAACGTCATGCCTAATGTATCAAAAAAACTCAAACCGAAAGCAGGTGATACATTCGTCATACTGAACATAAACATGCCTGATTCGTACATATACAAAGCCGAAAACGACCTGAAAGAATACCTTATTCAGTATATGGCAGAAAACAACAGCGAGAAGTTTAACTTCTCCATAAAGTTCAGCCGTATATTCTTTGCAGAACATCCTGATATTCTTGAACAGTTGAACGAAAATTCACGGCTTATAGTAGAATACAACAAGGTACAGTATACTTTCTATGTAGACAACTTTACATATACGATGAGTGCCGATTCGCCATTGCCTGAAATAGAAGTAAACTTGGTAGATACGCTTTCTATCGGTCAAAATTCATTACAGACGATGCTTGACGGTGTTAAGCAGGACGTACTTTCCAATATAGGAAGAGGTGACATACTAAGTCAAGGGAACAAATACTTTCTTAGAAAGGACGTAGCCGACAGCGCAAAGGGAGAAAAGACATTCAATGACCTTGTGAAGCTGATTGACGGTTTAGAAATAGGTACATATCTAAGCAAAAAGTCAGGTGCTAAGATTTCAGCAGACGGAGCAGCAGAATTGCTTAATTTATTGCTTAGAGGTGCGTTGACAATAGGTGACTATAAAAAAGGACTGAAAGGTGCTAAGATAGACGAACAGGGTGTTGCCGACTTACTTTCTATACTTGTAAGAAGCGGAATAGAATCAGCCAATTTCTCTACCGGTGCTTTGGGAGCTGGATTCTGTCTGAAGAAAGACGAAAACGGCGACAGTTATCTGGAGGTAGACCGTATGCTTGTCAGAAAGGTTGCGACTTTCATTCTGTTGCTTATCCAGCAAATTAAGCATGTAGGAGGACAGATAATTCTTACTCTGGCTTCGATGTCGTGCATTAAAGTAGAAGATAAAGGAGATTTCTACCGCTGCTATTTTGAGAATACAGACGGAGAAAAGACAATCGAACAGGAATTTGTTGTCGGAGATTTAGCAAGAGCACAGACATTCAATGTTAAAGAAGGTGTTAATCAGAATGTAACTAACACCTATTATTGGCGTGCTGTTGTTGGAACAGGAGATAATTATATAGACTTGTCTAAAACCGATTGCGATGCGGGTTCTACCGAGCCAAAAGCAGGTGATGATATTGTACAGTTAGGTAACAAGTCTGACGCTACACGTCAGGCAGCTATTATCTTGTCTGCATACGGCAATGATGCACCTTATTTCAAGTTGTACAGAGGAATTAATTCTTATTCACTAGACGGAAAAGAATTTGTTTCTTTTTCACGCTCGGAAGTAATGATTATTGCCGATGCAATAAAATTCAGTTCTGGAGAAAGCGTAAAGGACTATATCGACAACGCGGTAGGGGAAGTTAATACAAAAGTAGACGATGCTATATCTGATTTATCTGAAAACATTTCATTTGTAAATCAGTTATCTAAGGATTTAGAAGCTGTTAAAAACCAAATAGACGGTGCTATTGAAACATGGTTTTATGAACCAGTTCCTACATTAAGTAACGAACCTGCTGTAAATTGGACTACAAGCGAAGATAAGAATGTACATTTAGGTGACTTGTATTATGATGGAAACGGAAAGGCTTACCGTTTCCAAATGTCAGATATTTCTTATGTATGGCAGGTAATAACCGATTCTGATATCACAAAAGCTTTGGCTGACGCTAAAAAAGCACAAGACACAGCAGATGGAAAGAGAAGGGTATTTGTGACTACCCCGTCTAATGCCTCAGTGTATGATATTGGAGATTTGTGGGTTAATGCAACATACGGAAGCTACAAGAATGATTTGCTTCGATGCAAGACTGCCAAACAAGCAAATGCTCAGTTTTCTATTGAGCACTGGGAACTTGCTTCTAAGTATACGGATGATACTAAGGCAAATCAGGCTCAGGCTGCGGCAGATGCAGCTAAACAAGCAGCTGATAGTGCACAGCAGACAGCCAATAACGCCGTTCAAAGCGCGGCAACTGCAAACGCCTTATTGTCTGATATAGCAAATGACAACAAGCTGACTGCTCAGGAAAAGCAGGAAACAAAAAAAGAATGGGATATTATTGTTTCTGAAAAGCCTAAAAACGATGCAAGTGCTGACAAGTACGGAGTAAGCAGGACTGCTTACGATACGGCTTATAATACGCTAAGTGCTTATATAACACCGTTGCTTTCAAGTCTTTCAACAACAAGTAATATATCAGGAGCTACATTCAGAAGCAAGTTTAAGGATTACTACGATGCTCGCACCGATTTATTGAATGCTATATCAGCAAAGGCTAAATCCCTTGCAGATGCGGCACAACAAACTGCAGATGCTGCACAAGAAAAGGCTAATCAGGCAATAAAGGATGCAGCCAACGCAAAGGCAGCAGCAGACAATGCACAAAGTGATGCTGATGCGGCTACACAACGATTGAATAGCTGGGCTTCTGACGGTTCTATTTCTCCAACAGAAAAGCAGTCATTGAAAGAAGAAATAGCTAGAATTGACGCAGACAAGACACAGATTGCAAACGGATATAGTAAGTACAATCTAGGTACTCCTACAAATTACAACAATGCACACACGACTTATCGTGCTGTGTTGGTAACTCTTACGGCTTCATCTCCTGAAACAATTGCTATTCCTTCTGATTTTGCTACAAAGCAGACAACGTATTATACACAGAGAACGACGGCTCTAACGGCAATATCGAATGCGGCACGTGACTATGCGCAAGGTATAGCCAACGATTTAAGTTCTTATAAGAAAACGGTAAGTTCTCAATTTGAACAGACAAACAACAGTATTACTGCTGCTGTAACTTCTTCTAAAAAATATACAGATAGTGCTGTTAGTGGTATTCAGATTGGGGGAAGAAACCTGATAAAATTATCAGGTCTAGTAGATGTTTCTAGTCTTGAGAATATATCAGTTGGAAGAGGGAATCATAAAGTTTCTATAGATACGACAAATAAGTATCAAGATAAATATAATAGTCTAAAAATAGTATCATCGGGAGCTGGAACAGGCGGCACAAATGATGCTTATTGGCATACATGGGCAAAAAATTTAGAGAAAAAAGAATTTATATTCTCATTCTACGGCAAGGCTAGTTCCAACGGCATAGTATTATCGTTGAGAAATGGTAATGGTTCAGTATCTATTCTCACAGTAACATTAACAACATCTTGGAAAAGATATGTAGTGAAATTAAATCCACAAACTACTTGGAATGATATTGTTTTTTGGCTAAATGAGGCAGGTACTGTATGGATAGCTTTACCTAAAGCTGAATTTAGCACAAAAGAAACAGACTGGTCACCCGCTCCTGAAGATGCAGAAAACGCTTTGACTGAATATAAAAAAGAAGTTACGGCACAATTCAGTGTACTAGAAGGAGAAATTAGCAGCAAGGTTTCTTCTACTGAAATTACTACTATTAAGCAGGAAATAATTAATACGGCAGCGAGCGATGCAACCAACAAGGCGAATGATGCAAAGACTTCAGCAATAAGTACTGCCTCTGCTGACGCAACTTCCAAAGCAAATAAGGCAAAGCAGGACGCTATATCTACTGCTGCTACAGATGCAACCAACAAGGCGAATGATGCAAAGAATGATGCTATAACAACATCCGGACAAAATGCAGACAAGAAGTACGCAACGATTACTACCGTATCATCTATGCAAACTTCAATTACTCAATTAAGCAGTAGTTTGTCTTTGAAAGCCGAAAAGTCAGAAGTTACTGCTGTTCAGAGCAGTTTAAATCAGACAAACAACAATCTTTCTTCGTTGACAACAAGAGTTAGCGAAGCTGAGGTTAAATTGCAACCTGATAATATTTGGATTGGGATTTCATCTAAGGTCACAACAACATCAAAGGTAAACAATATTGTTCCTGATAGTTGCTTCGATGATGCTAATTATAGCTTGCTTTATACCGGAGGTTCAAGAGTTAGTGCATCAACTGCTAACAATAGTTGTCCTACAAGTTATTGTATGAAGTCTACTCAACGTGATGTGCAAGCTAAAAAATATGTAGCTGTTGCAGAAGGCGAAAAATATTACGTTTCAGCGTATGTAAATGCTCAATTAGCTAATTATACTGTAAGAGTTGGTCTTGTACTAAAAAAATCCGACGGTACTACAAGCTGGCGTAATAATGGTTCTTCTGTTGCAGCTAAAACTAGCGGATGGCAAAAGCTATCAGGTTATATTACAATTCCCGCTGGATATACAAAAGCTGGTATTTGTTTTCAAATTGATGGAGATTCAAACTTTGGTTCGGCTTACTTTACAAAGGTTTATGCTTATAAAGTTGATGAATCTGTCAATCAAAATTACGCTTTATTGACAAGTAATGAAAAAGGGTTGACTACTTTTGATAATGTAGTCAATCAGGCGTGGGGTGTATATACCGTTAAAGGCTTAAAAACAGGTGATATAGTTACTGTTTCATTTGAATACCAAGCGAGCAATCTTAACTTTAATACAACATCCGAACGTACAGCGAGAATTATAACTCAATTCACAGAACCATATGGCTGGGTAGAAAGTAATTTTGATTTAAGAACTAATGGCTCGGGTAAATTTATATCTACCCCTTTTACTATTGGAGGCTCAGCAACAGAAAATAGTGTAGTTGTATTTAGATTTCGCTTAGATTACATCTCATCCGTGCTGCAAAACGACAGCCCGATAGGTTACTTCCGTGTTTGGAATCTCAAAGTCGAAAAAGGAGAAAGGTCAACACCGTGGAGTGCTGCACCTAGCGATTATTCCACAACAGAACAAATTACGACAGGAATTACCGTTAAAGAGAACGCCATAAGTATTTTCGGAAAAGATGTATCTTTACAAGGAAAGATTACATTCAGTTCTCTTAATAGTAGTTTGCAGAGCACAATCAATAATAAAGCTGACTCAGGAGATGTTACTTCTAGTATAAATTCCTCCAAAGAGGATTTAGCTAAAAAGCTTGGTTATGCAAATTATTCTGATATGGTTTCCGCAGCAACAGCCGGAAATACAATCATTGAGGGAGGACATATTCGTACAAGTCTGATTGAAGCGGATGCTCTTGTAGTAAAAACACTTAATGCCGTAAATGTTAAAGGTATAAATACTTTAGTAGATAAAGAAGGTATAACATTAACGGATTCTTCTACAAAGAATGTTTTATTGAAAACAGAAATTATAGGGACAAGTGCAGCGAGCTATGCAGGTTCGTTAGTTCTTAAAGGAGGATTTAGTTCCGGAAGTTTCCAAGAAGCTAATCTTAGTGCTTTTAGCCTTACTATGAGCAGTGATGGTGGTGGAACATCCAACAAGTATAGTATTAATTTATCCCAATATGGTTTACAAGTATTTACCAACAGTAAGGGACTTTCAAGACCTAGAATACTTTGGTGCGGATATATTTCATCTTCGGGAATAATATCGAGAGGGTATGGTAATTATACAAATGTTAGCGTGAGAAGAACTGGTACAGGGACTTATACTGTTACACATAATTTAAATATAAGTGCTTATTATGTGTTAATAACGCCTAAAAGAGATTCGTATTTTCCTATTGCTTGCGTAAAAGAACAAACAAGTACATATTTTATATACTCCACGGCATATAACGCACCATTAGGTGGAACACATGTGTTAACAGACGGTGATAGTCCTGCATTTATAGCAATAATACATAGCCCTTCTGTTATAAAAGATGCCTGAAATAAATAATTTTTGTATATTTATAAAAACCATTTAATTATGAAAAAACTTAATTTTAAAGCTGTCCCGACAAGGGACATTGAAGGAAACCTGGAACCTCGTGACATTTCGAAAGAACTGGGGAATTATATCTATCGTGAAACTTCTGACTTGGGAGAATTAGACCTCGCCCAGAGAATCTACAAAGACGGAGAAGTAGAAGCAAATGAGAGTGAAATAGAAATCATCCGAAAGTACATCGACAGCGGATATAAGGCATTTGTAAAGAAAGCCTTCGAGGAAATAGTTTCGGATGTTCAAGAAGTTCAACCTTTATAAAAAAAATAATTATGGATATTAAAAATCAATCTTATGGCAAGGTTATTAGTGCTGCATACCAGCACTACATTACATTAACAGAAGTAGAAGATAAGTACAAGCCTATCTTCACGACTATCACAGTACCGTCATGGGAAGGGCTAGACCAATTTGCTGAGATAGACGAAGCGGAAGCGGAAAGAATACGTGCGGTCAAGAACGCTGCCAAAGGGAATGTAGAATATCCCGAAGAGCAGGTAAATCAAATGATTGGATTGTTCGCAACTTTTATCAATACTATGAGCCTGGCAGACGAACAAGCATTGCAGTTCAAGAATATTTATCCTAAATGGGAAACATTTATCAACAAACAGCTTGAGCAAGGTTACAAGGTATTGTATCAGGATAAACTATACAAGGTTAAACAGACAATATCTACCGTACTTGATAATCAGCCACCTTCAATAGATACAGCAGCTTTGTATGAGGAAATCAATCCTACAGTTGAGGAAGGAGGTCATGCAGGCACACTAGAAGTTCCGATCCCTTACAACAACAATATGGAGTTGTTTGAAGGGAAATACTACTCTCAGAACGGTGTGACTTACAAATGTACACGAAACACAGAGCAGGCAGTCTATCAGGATTTATCAGCACTTGTAGGTATTTATGTTGAGCAAGTATAGGTATGAAGATAATAAGAAACAATATCATCCCATTTAAGGGATTTACAGCAATAAACCTATTTGGTGTATTGTTTGTTAGATGTAATGCAAATATAGACGCTAAAACAATCAATCACGAAGAAATACATACGGCACAGATAAAAGAAATGCTTTATATATTCTTCTATATATGGTATTTTATTGAATGGATAATAAGATTATTCTGTAAGGGAAATGCTTATAGAAACATTTCATTTGAACAAGAAGCCTACTCAAACGAAAGCGATACTTCTTATTTAATCAATAGAAAGAAATATTCTTGGTTGAAATACATTTGAAATAAAATAAGGGGAGTTTTAATCGCTCCCCTTTATCTTTTAAATAGTTTTCTGAACCTATCTTCCTTAGCCCTAGACTTTTGTAATTCCTTTTCTTCCTTACGATTTCTCTTAGCTTCACGTTTACGTATGTCCTCATTCAGTTTATCACGAAGAGCCATAATATCGGAACGTAAGAAGCCGCAACGTTGATTATTTATTACCACTTGCTTTATTCCATATTTGTCAAGTACGGCTTTAAGCCCGCTTCTGTTTGTAGCACCGAATCCTAGTATTTCACCTGCCTTGTCGTAGTTAAGTACATCGTCCTTGCATACTCTTCCGCTTACATTGTTGTTCAGTGTAGCAATAGTAGAAACCACAGTATATTCGTTACATTCACCGTTTATAATCTTGTCAACCATGTCAAGTAAGTAGTTGACTGCCATTCTCAATACGATAGGCAATTTGTCTATCTTTTCTTTAGTTTTATCGCTTAATTCCATATTCTCTATATCTTGATTTCTTAACTTTTTTTGCTCTTCTGAAATGGTTTATTGCTAATAAAAGTGTAGAAAATACCGTTAATGTCAGACAAGAAGCAATAAAATACACATAATCTTCTGCCGTTTCAAACAAAGGATATTTACAATCCAAGAAATTTATGATAGGCACAAAGGTTAAATTGTAACACATCGCTCTCATCCATACGCAATGATATTTACCTTGCGAATGACATAAAGTAGTTAATACCAATCCTATTATAAACGAATCAGTAAATATGTAATCGTATTCCGATATATCTACTCCATCAAAAGCAAACACTGTTACCAATATCATATATACAGTCAGTGCTATGGCTGCAAATCTAACTATAAATTTATCCATTTCCTTTTTCTACTTTAGCTTTAATTGATGCTATTATAATACCTCCAGTACCTTTACCCATCTTAGGCTTAACCGCCTTCTTCGCTTCCACCTTAACCTTTACTTTCCCTTTGCTATTCGCCATAAATTAACCTCCTATAAAAAAAGAGCCAGCGATAAGCCACCATGAAAAACCTATCGCTAACCCTTTTACGTAAAAAATTTAAACTGTAATAATATGAGAACACAACTCTTGCTCATGGTGAAAAACAAATATCTATGAAAACATAGAGGGCAAAAGCGGATTCAAACCGCTGTAAAAACACCCTTTGCAGAGTGTTGGTTAAATCACTCACCCATTTGCCCGAATTTCAAAGAAAACCTAGACTATCTTCGCAGACCATCTAGGCTAATACTAACAATTATCAACTCTTTAATTCTATGAAGTACATTGCGAATGTAATAATTCTTTTTAAGATTCCAACTCTATAAGTGTTAAAATTGCATAATTAGCTAAATCTTTTAAAGAATCAACGTATGTTTCACCTTTTACCTCGTTATTTTTCTTCTGCAAGGACTTGATTCGGTTAATTTTTTCCTGCAAATGAATGATAGAATAGGTCATTCCGTATTCTTCAAACAACTTGGCAAAACTATCTCCGTAGTCCTTGTTTTTTGCCTTGTACGTTTCAAGCAATTCGCTTGTTATCTGTGAGAATTTTTCTTCTTTTGTCATATTTAGACCTCCTTATCACATATAATCAGTTCGTGAGCATATGGTAATGATTCAATCCATTTACAGAAGTCGTGCCACATAGGTAAGCGGTGATTTCTTCTTTGGAAGTAAATTCGTCTAAGGCACTGATAAGAAAACATATCTACCGTCTTTTGAATATGTCCCATAGGAATTGCGTCTTTGGCTTTCTCCAACTCTTCACCCGACAAGCCTTTACATTCAATGTGCATAGTAGATTCGGAAGAAAGTCTTTCACGACCTATTCTGTATGTTTCCAATTCTCTGTAAAACCAAATTGGTGCTGATATTTCAGCATATACTACAATTCCTCTCAATGCTTTTGCGTGCTCATCTCCACGTTTTACAAGTGTAGACATTAGTTTCATGTCTTTTTCGTGTATTCTCGCACAAGAAGAACTTAGTAAGGTTTCTCTTATTTCTTCAAAGGTACTTGTTGCATCACTTCTACAATCCTTACCAAAAGGTAATCTCAACGCACGCAACACACTCGCAATTCCGGCAATCTCTAAAGTTTCAATTTTCATCTTTGTATTTCCATTTAAATCCATAAGCTGTTTTTTGTTTTCCATTAATGCAAGCGTTTATATTACCACATACATCTTTATTTATACTCTCCCCAAACAAAGTTGCAGATTCCCACTCTTTAATAAATTCACCATTTTCAGATAATTGCACTATAGGTTTCATTCTTTTAAAATTTCTTCTAAATGGTTTATTTTGCATTCTATTTTTAGTGATTTCATTGTTCATATTTTCACTTCTTGTACACCATCTTAAATTACAAGCTCTATCGTCTGTCCTTATTGTGTTTATATGGTCTACAAATTCTTTACCTTCATCCTTTTCTAAAAAAGAGAATGCAACTAAACGAGAAACCTTTTGACATTTATTTACTCCATTTATCCACAAAGATACATAACTGTAACCATTAGAAGTGCAAACCCTTTTAGATAATATTTTACCATTTTTATTTTTTACTCTCCCTAAATTTGAGACTAAATACTGAGGATATATTGATTCCTTCCAAATTTCTTTAGATATTTCAAGCATCTGTTCCCATATTTAATTATCCAACTGTTCTTTCATTCTTATCTCCGAGCAAAACTTGATTTGCCAAATCCATGTTGTTCTCAAATTCTGCGTTCTCTTTATGCGTTTCGTCCTGCAAATCTGCGCTCAAGGACTTTTCAGTCATTGTTTGGAATCGTTTCACAATATCCTCTGCAATGCCGAAGAAAAACTCATCGTCACAAGTAGCAAAGATACCCAACTGCAAAATCTGTGTAGTAGCCAAATACAGGAAGTCGTATATTTTCTTTTGTTCTTCGGTAAGCTCGTCATATTTATCTTTCATGTCAAGAATGACTTCCAAATGCTGATAAAGTCCCGACATTCTAGGACTGACAAATACAGAGAAACCGCCCTTTACCTGAAAAGCAATATAGCCCTTGCATCTTACAAAGCGGATAGAATCATTGTCGTATTCCTTAATTACTTCCTTTTCAGGAATACCAAAGCGCATAGGCTCTACATCCAACTGACCTTTCAAAGACAGTAATTTGTCAATAAGAGAAGCCGCAAACTTAGCGTCTTTACTGTTTGTCTTAATCTGATTTACTACTTCATCAATTTTCGCTTTCAGTTCCTTCTTTTCCATATTCAAAATCTTTAGTAAAGTTTCTTTCGTATTTTCTTTCTTCCAAATAATTAAGGTAGTCTTTTATCGCACACTTGATAATACATTTCTTAACCTTGTCACGGTCTGATTTTTTCCGTTCATCAGTCTTTGCTTCTCCGTTTTCATCCTTAGAAGAAAGATAAGCGGAAACTTCATCAGCCTTGTATTCATGTTTTGCAAGGTATTCGATACAGTCAGACTGCTTGCGCAAATCAGGCATATATCCGTCTTTTAAAAACAAAGTGGGATAAATTTCCTCATACTTCATAATAGTAGCAGGATTGCCGAAGTCTTTCATAACTACTGGGTTGTTGCTTCCGTCATTTGCAACCACGCAATAGTTTGTACTTCCGTCACATTTCCAAACCTTAGCGACTGCCTTTACCCAAATTCTGTTGTCACCCTCTTTCAAAGGTTCAGGTAATTCATGCTGGTAACATTCATTCAAAACCTTAACCAGCGATTCTTTTTCAATATTTAACTGCATAAAAATACGTTTATTTATTTAATTTAAATCCTACGTTAAACATATAGTATAAATTCTTGTCGTAGTAACCTATACCGCCTCTCAATGTCATGTCATTTCTGAATTTTATACTAGCACCGATATTAGGAGCAAACTTCTCATTCATGTACAACATACCTCCGTCCAAATAAAAGTCAGTCCGTTTAGGATATATTTCTCTATTCACAGTATTTGTAATCGTTACAAATTTAGTCTTATTGTAAATATTAATACTATCCAAACTTGCATTAAATCCGCTTACCCATGCTTCGTAAAGACTGTCCTTGTAATACTTCTGTGTAATCGGTAATAGTATATCGCCATTTTTGTTAGTTTTTACGTAAATGGTATCAACTACCCTTTTCGTAATAAAAATCGGTTTTTTGACCTTATACGTATCTAATTTTACGAAATAAACCGTATCGCTGGTAATCTTCTCTATTACCACCTCCTTTCTGTTGGTTAATGAAACTAACAAAGACACCAACAATACGGCTATTACTATGTATGGAACGTATTTAGTCATTCTTTTTAGATTCGCAGAATTTCTTATGAGCATCTTCTACTTGCTCAATAATAGGACGCATAATAGACTTGGTAAAATCATCAAGCTCATCATAATGCTTCATAATATCATTATAAAGCTGTTCTTCTTTTTCTGCGTCAGGATTTCTTTTTACCTCCCTTTTGAGAATATCTTCTTTCATCTTCTTTGAAATTTCAAGGAAAACCTTACGCATAGCCTCACTCAAACCATCAGGAATAGCGCACGATTCATCCAAACCTTGTTTTACATTTGGTTTATCAAAATCAATTCTTCCTTTTCTACGTTTGCGCTTTTCTCTGTTCTTGATGCGCTTCATCTCAATCAGACGTTCCAACTCCGTACGTGTGTTGTTCAAAACTTCAATCAGACGGTCAATATCGTCTGTGTCTGTAAAGTTCAATACTACTTTTTCAATACCTAAATCTAATGTTACTTCTACTTGTGGTTTCATAAATTATACATGTTTAATTGTTTGACCTTTAATGTTCTTGAACGGAAATTCAACCGCAATATATGGTGCACTTCCGTAAATAATATCCTCTTCTACTTCTATTTTGTCAGTCTGCAAGAGAATAACTTCTCGGTTTCTTATTGTGTCCCAATATTTCAACTTATACCCTGTGACATAATCAACAAAGCTGTCATACACATCTCGTCTGTCTTTGTCGGAGAATACAACCGTCAGCTTTATATCCGTGCTTTCTCTTGTCACCTTTTCAGGCAAATACACTCTCAACGTATCTGATTCAGCAAATGATTCTGTGTATATATTTTTTACTTTTCCGTAACTGCTCAATCCTTCAACCTGACAAAATATAAGTCCCTTAAACTTTTCGGTAAGTTCTACTTCCGCTTCCCATCCTTCTTCGTCATTTATGTATCTTGACATATAAAACTTATAGTCCTCATTCATATCTGTCCCTTCCTTTCTTATTGATACGTTTCAAATTTCCGCAAGTCCCACTCACAGTTATATCTTCGGGATTTCCATAGCATACGAGAACTATAGAGCCTTCGCCTTTTACATTTATATGACATTTGCCAGTCACATATATATCGCAAATCTTGAAAGAAGAAACATTGATAGTAACATCTGATTCAATGATTCCCATGATAGTAGTGTCAGCTTCTATTTCTCCGTTGTAGTGACAGTACAATTTTGAATTATATCCGTTAAGACTAGCAACATATCCACCGTTGATAAATCTTGCAAATCTGCCGCATATAATACCGGGACTTATGCCCCATCCTTTTGCTATTGTATCACAGATATAGTCAAGACCTTTAGAACCTAAAGCCATATCCATAATCTGCTTGTCACTTTTACATCTGTCCCAAATCTCCGAATACTCGGAACAAAGATTGTGAATCCTTGCGTTTTCTCTGTATTTCTTTAAATCTATTTCCATAAAAATAAAGTTTACTTTTACAAAAATAAGCTATTTACTTTGATTTTCAAAACATTTCAAATAGTTTTTGGTATTGACTTGAAGATATTTCGTGCCAAAAGGTAATAATACAATCTGCCTTATTCTGTTCTTTCAATATCTCCATCATCCCTAATAACTCAAACTCTCCGCTATCTGAATAGCATATTCCATTGCCAAATCTACCGTCAACTCTGTAAACGTAATAATAATACTTTCTCATAGCTTCAAAATAAATTAAGTTGTTTATTCTCTAAATATTTTCTCACTCTCTCACTACCTATCTCAAAATATTTATCATCCTTTTCTATACAGATACACTTTCTATTAGTGTTGATAGCCGCAATGGCGGTTGTCATACTTCCTGCTGTGTTGTCAAGAATTAAATCGCCTTCATTAGAATAAGTGTTTATTAGATATTCGATTAAAGCAGTAGGTTTTTGAGTGGGATGTGAAACTTTTTCTTTTGAGTTCCCCACGACAGATGTTTGAGAAATAATACTTCTTGGATATGATTTACTTTTGTTAGATATGTTGGATATATAGTCATATTGTTTTCCGTAATTATCACTCATTTTTTGAGATTTATTTATTTTACCTATAAAAGACCTTTTAAGCCTATTCTCGTGCATAATTGGATTGTATAAACATTGCCTTTTATAAAAAACACATATCAATTCATGCTGACGAAGTGGCTGTTTTTTAGCGTTTAATTGATTTGTAGTATGTTTCTTGTCCCAAACCCAATCATATTTATACCATTCTATATTTGAAAGTCTTAAATAAGAAGCAAAAGGTTCGTTTGCAAATAAAACTATTGCTCCGTTATCCTTGATAATCCTTTTATATTCTTTCCAAAGTTCTTCGAAAGGTATAATAACATCCCATTTATTAGCGGTAGTACCGTAGGGTAAATCGCAAATAATGCAATCTACCGACTTATCCGCTATTTTCTTCATTTCTTCAAGACAATCACCATGCCATAACTTTATATCTTCCATAATTTTATTCTTTTATCAATTCAACAACAACATGACTTTTATAAGAGTTAGTCAAAAAAGGAATATGTTTTTTAATTTTAAATCTAATCCTTTCATTTCTACCCGCAAAAACAACATACATTTCTTCACCTTGATTACATCTTTCATGAAAATCTTTTTTTTCATCTTCTGACATTTCTATTTTAACAAAACAACTTTTATATACATATTTTGCATAAATAAAATCTCCATGACATAACTTTATTAAGTATTCTTTCATAACTTCAAGCTCTTTAAAAAATCAATTAACTCCTGACATTCTCCGTCACAATTCTTCTTTTCCTTGATACATTTGCCCTTCTCATAGTAAAGACATGTAATCTTTCCAAATTTTACATAACTTTCTTTCATACTAAAATGGTATTTCTCCTTTTTCTATCGTATAACCAAAAGGCAAATTACTACTTGCATTGTCGTATTGCTGCTGGAATGATTGCAAGTCGGGAGATACTCTTTCATAATCAGAGTTGTTTCTATTGAGATAATCGTTTACTTTCTGATTCTCCATGTATCTTAAATACCCTTGCGATGGCTGTTCTTCCCAACCGTAATGCAGACATTCAGCTTGGTAGTTCTTAAACCTCCTTGTTTCGGGTTCAAAGTACATTCCCACAAGAAAATCAACAACTCCCATGGAGCGATTTTTGCATAATTCTAGCACATTACTATACTCCATATATTTCTCGACTTTCTGTTTCCCAAAAAACTCACTTGCTCGTTTTACAAAATCCTCTCCTACACGATGAACGATAGCTATATTCTGTACAGCATTACCGAGGTCACTAGAGCCACTGATGGATTCTTTTCTAAGAAGAGTTTGGTTACCACTCTCTTTTCTAGGATGTGCGACAATAATTATATGTACCTGATACTTTTTAGCCATTTCCACAACTTCAAGGATAAAATTCTTTTGTCTGTCGTTTTTATCTCCCTTTTCACCAAGATTTACAGCCATAAGGTTGTCTATAACAAGAAACCTTACACCTTTTTCGATTATAATCTCTTTAATATCAGACAATATTTGCTCATATCTATTGCCATAATCATTATTGAAAAGGAAAAACTTTCCCTCAAACCAATCTTCAATCTTTTCAACTACTCTATCATCTACATCATAAACATTGTCGTGGTTAGGGTCTTTTATGGAGTATTGCTTACCTGCCGTTGGAAGAAACATCCACCTTTTCATATTTTCAGGTGTAAGTTCCCCCGAAAAACAAGCCGTTTTAAAACCTCTTTGAATAGCGTTTATCATTACTATGTTAAGCAAACTAGACTTTCCGCTACCATTAATGCCCGACAACAAAGTTACCTCCCCTAAAAGCAATCCTTTTATAGCTCTGTCTAAAACTGTAAACCCAGTAGGTATTGCAGTCACATCGCTAATTTTTGTAGTCTTAATATCCTTGAAAGACAACCATTTCTTGCCTTTTTCTTCGGTTTCCTTTATAGGCTCAAATGGGACTTCTATCTGACCGTAATATCTTTGTTTGTATTGAAATTCCTTGTAGTCTTTTTTATCATAGGCATTAGGTTCAAATTTAAGCCTGACATCCTTCCAAGTATAGTGGCTGCACGAATTGTGTAAACAAACGTAACTTATAGCACCGTTATCCCTTTGAAATATTACAGCATCCTTATTTTTATGGTCGGGGTTAAAAACACAATGTTCAAGAATATACTTTCTTCCTCCGGCAATAGACTGAACACGATATTTTATATCATGCTTATCCAAGAAAGAAACTAAATCAAATTTCTCTTTTGAGTAATTATTATCCGAAGAAGGTTTTATTTCATCTTCGGGATACATATCAGCAATCTTCTTAAAATACTCAATGTCTACTGGCTTTATTTCGTCAGGATATTTAAGAATATTACTCATTCTCCACGGTCTTTCAGGAATGTTAGCCCCTTTTTTAGCGGTAGTACCGTACAATTTACTGATTCTTGCCCTGTTGAATACCTTTTCATCAACCTCTACCTTATCGTCCGAAAAAAGCATTGACAGTGCAAGTAAGAAACGCTTTATAAGGTTATCTGTTTCTTCTGATACACCAATACGGCATGGTATGTTGAGATGAAAACCGTTACCGCTGCAACAAACTATCGGATCGTTAAATCCGTTAGCCAAAAGAAACTTATAAATATCAGCCGCTTTCTGTCTAGCTAACTGCAATTCTTCATTGCTTGAATTTACGTTTGTTGTTCTTTTCGGGTCTAAATCAATTAGCACAAACTTTCTTCCAATAATATCAGTGTCGTTTGTAGTGCTTTTAGGCGACATTGCAATCTTTTCGTTTTGCGCTCTTCCGTAGCATCCGTCATTGATATAATTTAAGGTGTAGTAAATTTGCAGTTCAGGGTCATTGTCAAACTTCTCAACATCACGAATAAGATTGTCTATGTTCTTGTAATATCCGCTAAATGACCTTTTCCCAAGAATACGAATTTCAACAAGGTCTTTTTCGTCCTTAAAAAGTTTCCACCATTTGTATATTTCACTTTTATCAATCATATTTAGAATTGAAATTTAGGAGTATCACTATTTTCTGTATGCAAAGATAAACATTCTCCGTTCATAATCTTATCAAATTCGTATCTGTTTTTTCTGTGCATATCACCCTCTAAAGCTCTGACATACCAATTACTTGTGTTTTTCATAAGGAAGTCAAAGTTTATAGTCCAGTCTTTACCACCTTTACCTAAAACCCAATCATCGGCATAAGGAATAGTATTTATAAGTTTCACTATTTCTTCAACGCTTGTCTTGCATTTGGTGATAAGTCTTTTGATTATTTTTTTTCTATCGTCTGTTATGCTTTTGACTTTACTAACTCCAACAGCAATATCAGCAATGTTATTCCAAGAATTAAGTATTAAATCATAGTCCAAATCATCTTTCTTAGATACGATAGTATCTTCTTTTTTATCTGTATTACTATCTGTATGTTTACTATATGGTATAGGTTCTTCACTTTCGTATATTCCATTTTGCATTTTTGCAAAATCCTTTTCTTCTTTTCGTAAAATGCTTTCTGAAAATCCGTTAGTGTCATATTTTAATACATTTAATTCTTCTAAGGCTTTATCAGATAAAGAGTACCATGTTGTTCTATCATACTTTGTATCATTATAATTGCCTTTAACTATAAGTCCTTTTTCTTCAAGAGATTTAAGCACTCTATATATTTTAGATTCAGTCATATATGGGAATAATATAGAAAATGCCTTACTCGAATTGTAAGTCCAATATCTACCATCGTGGAAATTACTCCCATTTGCTACATTTTTCTTTATCCAAAAATACAGATTGTGTATTATGATAGCCTCCTCTATTCCGTAAGAGGAAGCTAATTCTATGCAAAATTGATGTTCCATGGTTACTTTAATTTATCTCCAATCATAATACAAATAGAAGCAGCAAATTGAGGGCAGCTATAAAAAGCAAATGTTACAAAAACCTCAAAACTGCAATATATTTTTTTGTTTTCTCTTGCTCCTATAACTTTATAAATTCCAGCTTCCTTTAAATATTTAGCGGTGTTTCTTGTTTTCGGTATTGCCAATCCGCATAATGCGTTAATTCTATCTATAAAACCATTGTTAACAAGCACTCCATTTAGCTTGAAGTCATAGTCTGTATGGTTTCTGATATACAATACTAAATCAGATAAGCAATACATATTATCAGTGGAATTTATTTTTATATCCTCTATATAAAAACTTCCATTATTGTAATTTAGATTTGGATTTTTACCATTGTAGAATACTAAAGATTCACCAACTACTCCTTGTATTCCACACACTCTTTTGTTTAGCATTATGTATGAAGTAGAGTATTTCTCATACATTTCTAATTCCATATCATTTAATTCTTCGCTTTTACATTCCGTCAAAACAGAAAACTTGCAATCTGATAAAGAATAATCTCCTACATTATCCATATTGGGATGACACTTATTCTCTATATCTCTTTTGTGCTTTTTTAGTCTGTTATCAATATCAACTGATTGACCGATGTAAGCATACACATCTTTAACTGTAATCATATAAATACCTGTCATATCATTATATTTTAATGTTTGATACAAATATACGATATGAAGATGCATTATACAATTTTATATAGTTAAATAACATTAAAATAGGCGATATTTCTACCGCCTACTATAATTACTTATCTTTTAATCTTTCCAAAACATCCTTATTCAATTTAAGTATTTCTTCAAATGAAATAGGTCTAATCCAAGCAATAATATCAGAGCCAGTATAATTGCACCATTCATCTTTGTATGCTTTCACTCTTTTGTTTTTACTTCTATGGCAATAAAATTGCTCTCCTTCTTCATTAATCACCCAAACATCAATATCATATTCAGGTAATTCTTTTGAAGCATCAACTAATATATTTTTCAAAGCTTCATCCCAACCTGCATAAAAACCTTCGTTATAAATATCAGCTTGACAATCTTCGTCGCAATCATGTACCGTATTTTTCCCATTACAAAACTGACAATATTCTTTTTCTCTGCATCCATACTTTTCACTTTTACACATAAAGTATTTGTGTATGCTTTCCTTTGCTTTTTCTTCTTTCTTGCTCATATCTTCTCAATCTTTTTGATAAACTTAGGTTCGCAATATCTGTTTGACTTTATGTAATACTTATCATCCATAAGAAACGCATCCACTTCCTGACCGTCAATCATAGTGACTTTATATCTGTTGTCGGGATTATATCTTGCCATAAAGATTGTGTCAGCTCCACAAGCTGTGTTAAATGGCTTAAATTCGCCGTTATATATCAGCCTTAAAGCCCAATCATATAAACATTCACGTTCGTCAGGAGTAAACAACTTATACCAATCATCCACAAATCTAAGAATTACATCACTTCTTAGGTGACTACCTCTCAGGCAAGATTCCAAGAGGTAGTACATTTCAAATTTATCCAAGTTTACATTCATATTAGTCTTTATCTTTTGATTTACAGCGTTATTTCATTGATTTTATCCATAAGAGCATTATATCCCTGCTCTATTAGATTCATAAGGTCAAAGACTTTTTCGCTAAAGCCAGCAAGACAGAATACATCTTTTTGGGGTAGCTGTAAAGTTCCATATCCTTGAAGGTCTATTGAATAAACCTTACAGTCTTTAATTCCGAATTTTGATTTATAAAACTTAAACGCTTGTTTAGGGGAATGTCTGTTCATCCAGCTTTGCATATCCGAAAGAATGATAACCCTATCGTATTTCTTGTTAGCAACATTGAATATAGAAGGGAAATTTGTTCCACCACCACAGAAGTTTAATTGTCTTTGGATTGTCAGCAAACTGTCATTCCAGTTGACATTTATGTATCTGGCAGAATAATCGAAAGAAACAAGGTCACAATGATTAGATTTAACAAATGCTGCCGCAAATAAAGAAGCTATCTTTGAAACACGATACATAGAACCACTTACATCAAGTGCAACCAGAGTTTTACCATCAAGTTTAGGTACATTGTCGCAAGCAATTTCGCAAGCCTGACTTATGTATGACATCGCCTCTGAATCAAATGATAACTGTTCGTATGCAGTCAAAAATCTGAAAGGTAAAACCAATGATTTATGGATAGCGTCTTTGTTTACAAGTGCCTTATAGCACATTGCTTTTAATTCATCGTCTTCAAGCAATACGATATTTCGCACATTACGAAGTAGTGCCATATATCCAAGCTTATTTTCAGAAATTAAGCTCTTCCATACTTTTATTTTTGCTTCTTTGTCGTTGCCGGCATCAGACAACATGCTTTCCCATGTTTCAGAGCATTTCAGAGTTCCATTAACCAGCTTTTCTATAGCATCTCCGTTCTTTGCAGATTTTTTAGGGTGAATCATATTTACCGCATCGACAAGCTTGATTGAGTTATTACTGCCTTTGTACTTTGCAATCTGGTATTCGTCAAATCTGTTGAAAGCCATAGCAAACCCACGCTTCATAGCACTTGATAGCTTATTCTGTTTGGAAAAATGGTAAGCCATTATCTCAGTAATATCATCCAAACGATAAACGACATTATTATAGAATGATTTTGCCCAAGGTTCACCTGACACATGCTTGGCGAGTATTGAAGCCGCTGCATGAGTTACACTTCTCATTCCAAATTCTTTTCTGGCATATACTATTGCTTTTGCCGCAAATAGCTTATCACACTTTTCTATACATGTTTCAAGTCTTGATTCAAAATCTTTTGTATTCTCATAGAATTTATCGTTCATAAAAGAACACAATAGCATAGATACAAGTTCCATGTTTTCACTCTCTTTGTAAGCGATACCGCCAGCTCTGTTTTTTACTGATTTTTCTTTTTTGCTGAATTTACTCATAGTTATAATGTTTTAGATGTTTATAAACAAAAAAAGGATACCACGAATGGTATCCTTTGATTAACGAGATAGTTTAAAATGGGTTTTGCTACCAATTGCTAATACGGATAAACCGTATTAGGACTCGAACCTAAACACTTAATAATTTGAAGTAACCCATTTTTTCACTACGTTATAAAAGAGGGATATTTAAGATTCAGTTTAAAATTCATATAGCACCGAAGTAACTGAAACTTTTGCCACTCATTATGTCTTGTCTTAATGACATTGCAAATATAGTGATTATTATATTACCACCAAAATATTTTGCGTTTTTTTTATTTCATAAATTCATTTTTTTATTCATAAGGCAAGTTTTGCAATAATCCTCATTGCCGTAGAATCGGCAGTAAGGTTCACAAAACCAGTCTTTAAAAGTTTTAATCATTTCTTCTTTTGCTTTATTGGCAATTTCTTTTTCGTAATCGCCATTTAATTGCTTAAGCATTTCCTCGGCGTATCTCCTTGACATTATTGATATTTCCTCGTAAGAATATCCATGATTGGGTCTGGATATAAATGAAGACATAGCCGTTTTTGCTATTTCGATTTTAATTTTATTCCAATCCATACTACTCTTTTGTTCATGTTGTAATATTTTAAAATGACGGTTTAACCATCCAACCGACAAGGATTTGTTAATAATAAAGCAATTCTACAATGCAAATATAGGTATTTATAAAGTAAAAACAAATAAAATACCAAAATATTTCTAATCGTTCAGAAGCATAGGCATAAGAAGTAACAGCTTATGACTGTTTTCATCATCTTCCTTGAACAATCCCGCCCTTGAAGCGTCGGAAAGCTCAATATTTACGTATTCCGTGCCTATACAACCCAATACTGCAAGCAATTTCTCTGCATGAAAGCCTATAACAATACTTCCGTTAGCCTCAACAAGCATATTTTCCACAGATTTGATATTGAAATCTAAATCTTGCGCACTTACTTCCAAGTTCATGCCTGAAATATTCAGTTTCACAAGACAAGTAGTCTGACTTGCACCAAGTTTACATCGGTTAATTGCATCAACAAGGTCTTTCTTCAACAGTTTTGCGTTTATAGGATTGTTTTTGGGAAAAACGGACTTGAAGTTTGGATATTTTGATTCAATGGTTCTTACCAAAACAGAACAATCGTCTGAAGAAAACTTGACGTTCTTAGTACCAATGCTTACTTTCACAATATCAGTGTCCTTACACACATCGCATACGGCTTTAAACGCTCTCTTGTTTAGCATAAAGTTGAAATCTTCAAGCTCAGAACTTACAAAATCAGTAAACATGTAGTAACCGTCAGAAGAACATACTCCCAATTCACCGTTTGAACAATAAAAATAGATAGTCCCCACAACTGGACGTAACTCATCATTGCCTACAAATACCTGACCGTCCACAATCCAGTTGTTCAACAAAGCACTGTCCATGCTGATACATACCGCATTTTCATCAGGCTGCATCGAAGGAAATTCAGAAGCATCAGAAAGGGGCAGACTTACACTTCCCTTGTCATGCTTGACCTCCAAATTCTTGACCTCATCGTCAACCACCAAGTCTATAAATTCGCTCTTTATAAGTTTCACGTAAGACAGAAGGCTTTTATAACCTGCACAGAACGAAACCTCACCGTCCGATTCTACACCAAATATACGCTTGCTGATAGCATTTTCATTGTCAGAAGAAACAATTACCATGCTTCCGTTCTTTGCCTTAATCTTTACACAATCCAAAATAGGCAAAAACTTTGTTATGCCAGCAAAAGAGCCTCCTACCAAAAGACCTTTTACAAATTCCGACTTATTAACTCTAATATTCATTTCTTTTCGTTATCTAAATAATGTACAACAATTTTCTTCCCCAATATAGGACAATCCTGAACAACGTATTCAACCTTTGAAATAGGCTGATACTTTCCTCTCCTTAATCTTCTTTGCCTCATCCAATTCAAGCATTACAAAGTTAAAAATTCCAATCTTGACACCTCTTACTTCTCCTTTGTCAATCCATTTTGTAGACTGCCGTAAGGGAAACTCCCTTGTAGTCGGCATACTCTCTTACACTAACCAGTCTTTCTGTTTCTACTACCATATATTTTATTCTTCTATATCATCCACTTTTACGAAAATAACATCGGTTTTATCTTCACGGCTTCCTGCGCTACATTTTCCTGCCATATCCTTGCATTCCCATCCGAAGTAACAATCATTACAAGAAATTCCTTTTCCATTTATTTTGTATTTCTCGCATTTCAACTTCACCAATCCGCACTAAAACACTTCTCCTATTTTAAATTCTTTCTTTGCCATAAATCATCTTTCTAATTTACTGATTAATTTTTCACAGATTTCTACCTGCTTTTCATATTCTTCTTCAAACATGTCTATGATTCTTTCAAGGATTTCATCGTCAATCTTCACTTCAACCTCGTTACGAACAACCTGACTAAATCCGAAAATTATCTTTTTCTTGTAAGTAAAATCTGCCTTTACATTCTTTTTAGCACCTCTCAAAAGCTCAAATTTCCAAATTGAATCATCCAAATATCCAAGACGTTCAACCGCTGGCACATTGCTGCCAAGCAAACTTTGTATTTTCTTGTAAATTTCACAAGTCTTAGACCTTGCCATAATTATTCCTCCATATTAGGTAATAAATCCTCTTTATAACACCATTTTGCTATACATCCTTCATTTACAAATTCATCCCAATCATCTGCACCTATTATAAAACTTATTTGTAACATATAACCGTAATCTGTTACGACTATGATAATTTTCTTTTTAGTAGGCTTTTCAGTAGCATCATGCCAAACGGAATTGATTCTCCATTTAGCACCTTCTATAAAATCAACCATACATACTTGCTCTTTACCTGTTCTCCAAAGTGAGCGACACGCTTCATTGGCATATTCGGTTGCTGCCTTTTTAATATCTTCTTTTGTCATAAATCCATACATTTTAAATTAACACCACAAATTTAAGTATAAAGTTTCAAACCTACAACTAAATTCCAATAATTTTAGACAAACGCAATTTATGAACTTTCTCCGACTAACCTATACAAGTTATCATTCAAACAAAGAAAATCGGAAAATCACGCTTATCTAACAGTAAATTAAGCCTTATAATATATATCAAACTGCTTCTTCATAACCTTTTTCAAGGAATCTATGTCAGAACAGCACCAAGAATTGCATCCGAAACTCTCATTTGACGGATAAGCCTCAACCATGTCATAACCGCCTGTATCGTATGGATGCGGAGGAACTAATCTCGGTCTGAATACTTCATAGTAAGTGTCTGCATATTCCAAACACTGACATTTGTACAAAACATAAACATCGTTCTTCTCAATCTGAGTGTATTTCACACCCTTCTTTACAAACTCTTTTTCTAATTCTCGGATTTTCATAAATCAATCAGGATAAAATGTGTAACAATTCTTAAAATTCTTTCTCACAAGTTCCATGCTATTTTCACCGTGCCAATCAGGGACAAAGTTACATACAGCAAAGACTTTTTCTTTCGGATAATCTACGGTTTTTATAAATTCACCCGTAGTCATTCGGTAAATCTCACAATTAAGAGGACAAAACATTCCGTTTTCTTCGGGAATATCACTTATAGGGTTGACTGCAATGTATTTCTTGTGCTCCGTAAAGAAGTAACTCTGCGGATTGTTTGCAGCACCAAAGTCAATCACCGTCCAATCTTTAGGAATAATCTTGCTCAAATGATAGTATGTGTCACAGAAAACTAAAAATTCAGAGCACATCTCTCCTAAAGTGCCGTTCAGCCTTTCCCATTCATCTTTTGGAATCAGCTCAAATAGCTTTTTGCAGATTTGGTCGTAGTTGTTCATGTCAATTCAAATTTTATATTTAAAACAAACTTAGCTGACTTGTTTCTTGCTTCTTGCCTAAAATAAAGTCACAGATAAAGTTGCGTGCGTAGTCTGGAGAAATTAAAGACCTGTCCTCATCGCATAAACTTCCTGTATGACCAGATAATCCGTTTACAGTCTTTTTTTGTGTAGGATTTTGCAATGACCTTCCATTTGTATGTTCACAGTTTACAAACCAATATTGAGTAGGCTTTTTGAAATAATCCCCTCTTAACTGCCTGTTTTTGTCAATAACTGAAGGTTTATAAGGGAAATTATTATACAAGTAATGTATTGTAGTGTAAGGATTTTCAACTATAAGTTTAAGACCTCTAATATCACACACGGTAAACATCTTTAATGCTACTTCATAAAAATGTTGCCTTTCTCTACTTCTTAAAAGTATCTGTTCTGCTTTATACTTGCAATCTTTATCTTTCCAATTCCAATTTGTACCATCGAAAAAGGTAGTATTCTGTTGGCTGAAAAATATGCAAGGGTAAAATGCAACTATCAAATCATCACTTTTATATTGTCAAAAATACTCGGCTTGTCATCGTATGCTTTCTCAATCTCAGAAAACAAGTCTATAACATAGTCAGTCTGCCCGAAGTTGTTCTGAATGTCGTAGTCGTATGCTTCATACCCCAATTTTATGAACTCATTCTTAAACGTACCGCTCTGTTCAAAGAAACAATACACCTTTCCTTTTATATCCATAGATTAATTAATTTTAGTGAAACGTAAATTTTCAATTTTTAGAGGCTAAGACTATAACTTGTACCAATTTCAAAAGAAAATCAGAAAAATAGGCTTATAAGAAAGCAAATTTTAGAAGTATAGCCTTATTCTCTATGCAAAGATAGGGAGAAAATTGATAAAATCAATGTTTAAGGGGTAATTTTTGGAGAAAAAATAAAAAATATTCTATGGAGAATAGAAAAATTGAATGAAAATAAAAAAATAGAAAAAAAATTAAAAATATATATTTTCAAAGCCTAACTTGCGCTCTGAGGAAAACAAACAGTACCCGCCCAACCAGGGGGTATCTTTCGGGCACGATTCAGGGATACAAAAGGATGCCCGTCTAAGTCTTATTATTTTGCGCTATATTCAACGAACGCAAACAAAGTGATATAAGATATAAGAACGAAGAAAAAACACGTCTAACATCGGCTGCAAATGAACAATACGAACGTATTGCACGCTTGCAGATATTTTCCAATGGAAATTAATTTGCCAACATAAAGTTCTAAGTCTGATGAAAAGTTTACACAAGAAATATTTTCCAATAGAAAGTGTTTGCGTGAAGAAAATCCGCAAAGTTCCGAATCATTATCAGGTTGCCGTTTTGTTTGTTTTGCTTCCTTATTTATTTTTGTTAAATATTAAATATTAATACAAGTATTTATTTTTTATACTTTTACAAATTATTTATTATTGATATATTTTACTTTTTGTATTCATTACAAATTTATATTAAACATATATATAATATATATTCCTGATATATATATAACAAAGAAAGATAATATATAATATTATCCAAAGAAAGTATTTGTAATAGTTACAATTTTATAAATAAACAGTTTATAAATGTAAAAATATTGCGGTTATTTTAAACGAACGTTAAAAGTCGCTTTTACATAGAAATAAATTACAAATATATTTGTAGATTAAAAAATAATTAGTACCTTTGTTGTGTAAAGATAAGGACAAACAAAAGCCTGACTTTACAAAGTGGTTCTTTCTGGTATTGGTAAGATAGCTTGAAAATAATTGCAAATATATTTGCAAGTTTCAAATAAAAGTCTTACCTTTGTACCAGATAAGAAAAACAGATAGTTCTTTAATACATTGCTAACTTAAAAGCTACATTAATACATGTAAGTCTGTTTTTTTGGTTGATATTATTAATATTGACAAATATACGAATAGCGGTGTATCAATTAGTTTAAATATTAAAACTTTGTGTTAAGAACTTATCGTATAGTTCTTTGAATTAATGAAACGCTAACATCTTACAAGTGTTAGAACTGGAAAGCAGAATAACAGTGTAATATATGTCCTGGTTAAGACTGGTGAAATAACATGCAATATCGAAAGGGTAAGATATTTGCCGACAAAGTAGCCGATAACCTTCTGCAACATTCAGGTAGTAAAGAACTTTAAAGTAGCGTTAAGTCGTTCGCCTGTTATTGTTTAATGTAGCCGGGTAAATTCCGATAGTCACAAGCCTATTAATACAGAGTGAACAAATAGAGTATCCACAATTTAAATATTAGTCTTATGGAAATTATAATTATATCCGAATTAAAGAACATTGCGCCACTTTTCACTAAATCAATTTGGCGCAAATATCAGGTTAACGAATCGTTTGCAAGCGCAAAGAAAGCGAAAGTATTTCACAACCTTAGAAATTGTCACTACAAATACGTTAAGTATGATTCTTTCGGCAATGAAATGATAATACGTGAAATTAACAACGCAAAGTTAGATTCATACGGAAACAGAATAAATTAATCGAACCATGAAAATAAAAAGTTCATTTTTAATATCTATATTCATTAATACAGATATTCAAGTGTTTAAAGATATTCTTTCCACAATAGCAAAGAATAACAACTATTCGTTCAAAGAAGCTTATAACGAGTTCGTTTATATAACAAAATTTTGTTAACATGAAAAAACACATTATCACGTTACTAGGTATATTATTGCCTGTTATCGGTTTCATGTCAAAAGACAAAATAACATTACTTGTATGCTTGTCAATACTTGTTATTGCAAGTGTGTTGTTATCAATAAAGAAAGTTACTAACAATTAAAACAATACTATTATGAAAGATTTATATCAAATTAAACTTGAGGCTACAAATTTGTTGCTAAACGAAAAAGCATCTAAAAATTGTAATTTGCTAACAAGAAAAGAAGCATACAAAAGTATTAAAGATGGTTTTTGTGTTTGGGCATTAAAGAAGAGCGCAAACCATAACTATATTAAAGTTATGGAAAATTGGGCAAATGATAAACTATTATATGTAAAAAAATACGGTTTGTATGCTGATAAACTTAATTTTGAAAACTTTAATTTCAATGTAAACAAATTGCAAGAAAAAACGAAAGAATCTATTTTATTATTGCAATATCTTGCAAAGATATCGAGGAAAAAACTGAAGAAATAGCAAAAGAAAATAATATTGATTATTCGCCTTATAAAATTTATTAAGAGTACAATTTTTTACTTATAAAATTATGTCTTATGTTACATTCATTCTATGACAACACGCTAAAAACAAAAAACGAAGCGCAAAAAGTTGTACTACCTGAAATATCAGGGAAAGAAACACAACTTTATAAAGTTGGCGGAAAAGTAAGCGGGAACGGCTTTAATTTTGGGGAAATTATCGACTTGTATAAAGATAACGGCTTTTATTATTACGTTATCGAATACAAATTAAAACCAAAAGCCCGAAAAACTTACACTACTACTTTGAGGCAAAAGGATGTAAAACTAATTTAAAAAATTATACCTATGAAGAAAAGTAAATTGTACAAACAAATTATATCAGGTAAAACAACCTTAAAAGAATTATTTGAAAGTGATAAAGTTGTTTTGCATAGTGATAAAAAAACGGTAGAATATGTTCACTTCTGGAACTGGAACGAAAAGATAAAAAAGTTGCACCCTGATTTTTCAGATTATGAAATAAGGGCTTTAACTTTTAACGGTGAACTGGTTTGTGCTGGTCGAGTTGTAACGTATGACGAAAAATATAATGGTTTTATACGTTGGTTTTATCCTGATAAAGAAGATGTACAACTTTATTATGAATTAATAAAACGTTTTGAGGATAAATAAGCCCGAAATTTAAACTTTCATACGTTTGTGGTATATTTATACTATTTACGTGTGAAAGTGGCTAAAAACGCAAATAAACGAATTAAATTGTATTGATATGAAACAGATAGGAAATAATTTAATAGAAGCAATTACATTAAACAGGGGGAAAGTTATTATATCATTCCCTTTTATTGCTTTAGAAGTAGACGGAAAAATTTTCGATGTAGCCGAAAAAACAGAAGAAGGCAAGGAATACCTTCTAAATGTAAAAGAGAAATACAACATTTAAACTAAATAACTAATTAGCCCGTAAAAGTTAAAATCTTTGCAGCGTGTGAAAGTTCACGAAGCGGGCACGAACTTTTAACTACAGAACTATATGGAAAAACTAAAATCTTTTTTTAAATTCACTTTTAGATAGTGAAATTACAAGAAACACAAACGAAGTGAAACAGGTTTTTTCGCCTGATTTATCAAATTATTTCCTGAATGACTTAATAAATGAATGCAAAAACACAAGTCATTTAAAATGTTATGCAAACGAAAAAGATGGTTTATACATAAAAGTGCTTTCTTTCAAGGATGTTTGCGGATATTCAGATATAAAAATACATATCACTAGAGGGATATACAAGCGAAACAGAGATTTAAACGGCGTGTTGGTAAATTTGTTTTATTGAATTTATGAAAAAGGAATTATTTAACGAGCTACTCGATAGTCTGGAAAAGCTAAAAGAAGAGCAAAAGGAATATTTATTTATTGAGTTATTCCAATCTATTTCAGACAAGAATGACTCTTTGTTTGAACTTTGGCTACATGACAATAGCGGAAGCGTTCAGGACTTTTGCAATGAGAACTCCGATTTATCAAGCGTACAAAGTAAGCGTAAGTTTCTTTCTGCTTTAGGATTTGAATCATATAAGACGAAGAGCGAATTTATTGAATATATGAGTGAACTATACGATAATTTGTATTAAACCATGTCCGACAAAGAAAAGCAGATAAAACGAACTATTTTGTTCGGCTATATGTGTGAAATGGAAATGTTTCACGATACGTTAACCGCTTTAAACGGTTACAACTTTAGCACGCTTCACTCAAAGAAGAAAGCGGAAATAAGGGATGCTATAAGTGATATTCAAAAGCAAATAGATAAATTATTGACAAAATTAAATTGATTGAATTATGAAAGCAATATACTTTAGATGCTCAACAGAATCCCAAGATTTTGCCCAACAAAACGAAGTAGTGACGAGCTATTTATCCCGAATAGGTGAAAAGGGCGAACTATTGCAAGTAGTTGAAAAGGTTAGCGGGTCTGTAAAGCATACAGAAAGAAAGCTAAACGAACTATTAAAGCAATGTGACAAAGGTAGCACGATTTATATCAGTGAATTATCACGTTTGGGTAGAAATATGTCGGACTTGTTCCAGATTATCACAGAGGCAAGCGAAAGAGAAATAACTATCGTTCAGGCTAAAGATGGTACAATTATAGAAAATAAATCTATCGGAGGCAAAGCGTTATTGTTTGCTTTGTCACTTGCTGCCGAAATTGAATTGAATAATATCAGGCAGCGAACTAAAGCGGGTTTGGATGCAAGAAAAGCAAACAACAAGGAGGTAGGAGGAACGAATAACCTTTGGGGAAGCAAGAAAGGAAATACAGACCGAACTAAGGCAATTACTGAAGCTTCCCAAGCATCCGCGCAAAGCAGACGAGAAAAAGCGCGTATGAATCCCGCAAATAAGGCTTTTTGGGAGTTTATATCCGACTACCAAATGATTCACGGTAAAATCACCGCAAATACGAACTTCCAACCTATTTCGGACGAGCTAAACAAGCGTGGGAAAGTTACATCGAGCGGTCTGTGCTTCGATAAAAAACGTGCGAGAGCGATGTATGTTTCACTTAAAAATATTTATGAACTTTAATTATAGGAGATTGAATTATGAAAACAGAAACATTAAATGAAATAGTTAATCACTTCAAAGAATTGTATGCAGAAGAAATAAGCAATAACGTAGTGGATGGTGAAATGGTGTATGAATGGTGGTTAAATTCTGCTTATCAGTACGGATATTCACAAGATGAATTAACCGAACCATACAAAGAGATTGAAAAAGCGATATTAACATCAATTTAATTGAATTATGAAAAACTTACTTATATCCACAATATTATTCTTGCCTTGTCTGTTGGTGTTGAATGAATCAGAAACAGTAATACCCAACATTATAGGTTTGCTTTACATCATGCTGACTGCATACAATTTGCAGACCGAATCAGGCAAGAAGTTTACAAAGAGCTTAAAAGAGGAAATGAACTGTTTAACAGATAAAATACTGAAATGATATGAAGATACATGAAGAGAATAAAATCGTTCGGTTGCTGAGCTACTTGAATTATACGGATGAAGAAACCGAAAAGATAATTGACGCAATCGACAATAAAAATGTCGGAGAGGACGAGCTAGTCGAATTAATGGAAAACTTAAAGAATTGGGAGGAATAAATTATGGTATTTATCGTACTTATGTTTTTGGCAATTTTAGGCGAAAGCATTAATGCAGCATGTAAGCCTAACAAATAATTTTATATAAGCCTATTTTAGCGACTTTCTTTTATGAATAGTGCAATTATATAGGTTGGGTGGAGATAATTGTAATTAGCGTGAATAATATAGTAAATTTAGGGTGTTATGGACACATTTGAATTATTGGAAGAACTTTCAAAGAAGACAAAGTATGAAATTAAATATGCTTTGGTATCTTTAATGCTTGCAGGGAAGATAGATTTCCTTGATGTAAATTCTGCCTACATAGATTCTTTGAAAGCAATTAATGAAAACAACTTTAATAAACTTTTTGAAGCCGAATCATGTGTGCTTGAATCGTTTCACTATAAAAAGGGGAATAAGCGAGAATACGACAAGAAACACACGCAAAGATGTCTGTATTTGCTTAATCAGTCGAAAAGTTTCAATATGGCTGATCTGAACGAAAAGTACGAATATGACGAAGAGTTCGGGAAGAAGATGTCTTGGTATGAACGGAATAAGGAGAATAAGTTATGAATACGTCAGTAATGGTGAAGTTTACACCTTCACAAAAACAATTCGGTAAAGGCAGGATTTATTTTCAAATAATCAGAAAACGGGTTGTAAGACAATTTAATCCTGATTTAAGGCTATTGAATGATATGTGGATAGGAAATAATTCTTTCCCATGTACAAAAGATGAGGATATAAACGAAAGAATAAAGCAATACATCAAGCAGATAAACAAATGCATTGAATCACTTGAAAAAGCAAATCCAAATTATTCTGCCGATGATGTAATACGTGCTATTGAGGACGAAAGAAACAATTTGATAAATTATATCATTTTGATTTCTGAAAGATTAAAAATGTCTGGGAAACCAAAAACAAGCGACAATTACAAAAACCTAGCAAAAAGAATATATGAGTTTGTAGGGAATGATTATACAAGCATACATGATATAGATTGTGATTTTGTAGAATCCTTTGAAGCGTGGCTGTTGTCACGAGGACTAAAGCGAAATACTTCAAGTTTCTATATTCGTAATTTGCGTGCTGTTTGGAATAAAGCAGTTGATAATGGAGTTTTACCTCCTACATTGACAGACCCTTTTAAGCACGTTTATAAAGGTGTTGATGTGACAGTAAAACGTGCTATATCAGTAAACGACATTAAGAAAATAAAGTCTATCAATCTGAAAGCATATCCCAAACTTGACTTTGCACGTGATTTGTTTATGTTCAGTTTTTATACACGTGGAATGAGCTTTATTGATATTGTTTCATTAAAAAAGTCGAATATACAAGACGGTATGATAAGTTATCAACGAAGAAAGACGGGTAAACTTATTCATATCAAACTCGAAAAAGATATTAAGAAAATTATTGAAAAGTATGTGCGTACTGATGGTGATTATATCTTCCCGATAGCAACATGTAAGGCTGACGAATACGCCAAAGAAAGGAATTGCCTTGAATATACTAATAAAAGTTTAAAAGAACTAGCCGTTTATTGTGGAATTGATGCAAATTTAACAATGTATGTTGCAAGACATAGTTGGGCGAGTATAGCACAAAATGTAGCAAATATTCCTTTATCTGTGATTAGCAAGAGTATGGGACATAGTAGTGAAAAAGTAACACAAGTATATCTTGCATCATTCGGGAACAAGGAGATAGACAAAGCAAACGAAAATATTATAAATTTGATTTAATATGAAAGAAAACCTAATAACCGCAATAATTAGCTGCCTGATAACATCGTATGTCTGGGCAGAAGTGATACCACGAGGGAAAGAAGTTATCGAAGTGGTAAGAATAGAGAAAGAGCAAGTAAATTGGGAAAAGTTGATAGAAGCTATTATTTGGAGGGAAAGCAACGGAAACAATAGGGCAGTGAATCATAAAACAAACGCTGTCGGATGTATGCAGATAACGCCTATTTACTTGAAGCAATGTAATAAGATTGCAGGGCATGAGAAGTACAAGCTATCCGACCGATATAGCAGAAGTAAGTCTATTGAGATGTTTAACTTGTATCAGTCGCATTTCAATCCTGAGAAAGATTTGCATCTAGCAATTAAGCGGCACAATCCTAGAGCGAATTATAGCTATCATAGGGATATTGAAAAGAAGTATAAGGAATTAATTAATAAGTAGAATTATGAAAAAGTTATTTTTATCAGCATTTGCCGTATTTGCCTTGATGTCATGCGCAGAAAAGACGGCAGAAGATTATGTAAAGGACGAGTTTATGAACTATGTGAGAACGGACTTTGACAATCCTTCTGAATTTGAAAGTATAACAAGCATAGAGCCTATTGATACGTTATGCAACAAGGATGCACTGGATGTAATAAGCAGAATTGAAAGATTTGTATGATGATGTTAAATGTTGGTTAGGATTGTAAGCTATGAGAAAGAAAGAATTTTACAGATTTATAGAACATGAAAGGCATAACAGATGGGGTAATGATTATATATTTATGGAGGAAAACGGTAAAGCCGTTGGAAGAGTATATTATTACAGCGATGAACCTGATATTGCCTATATCGAAGGACTTCATGTTTCAGAAAATGAAAGATTAAAAACAATAGGAAGTGAACTTCTTAATAAGTTGATTCAAAAATGTATTGACTTAGGCGCAAGAGAATGTATGCTTTGGTGCTACAAAGATAGCTGGGTGCTGAATTGGTATATATGTTTAGGATTTGAATATTGTAGCGAACATCAAGATGAAGAAAATGCAGTGTGGATGATAAAAAATTTGATTACATTATGAACAAATCGTTGTTTAAAGACGCTCGTGATTATGAAATTGCAAAATTAAAATTCGCAATCGAACGATTCAAAAAGTATGATGAAGAAAGAAAATCTTTCTATAAAGATAAACTGCAAAGACTTGGAGAATTGGAAAGTTATATTATAGAACTCGAATCTGGTCTAATGGTTAATGAACTTAAAAGTAAAATAGAAAATCAGAAAAAAGAAATACAATCATTAAATAAAATAATAAAAGCACATAATATTGAATGTAGTAAATCAGAAGAGGACATTGATAATATTATAAGAATAGATTCTATGAAAAGGCAAAACAAAGAACTTAGAAAACAAATTAAAAGTTTAAAGACTTCACTAAATAACGTTATTTTAAAGCTAAACAAGAAGAAAGGTGAATGTTAATTTATGAAACTCCGCAAATACCAAGCAAGCGAACTAGACCCAAGAAGTTTAGTCGTGCCGATTAAAGATGTAGAAAGAATAATAAACTACATGAACAATGTCTGTAAATCAGATATGAGTGATAAAGACAAGGTAGTAATGATTAAATGGTATATTTATGAAAGCAAGAATTAAAGAAACTGGAGAAATAGTAGATATAGAAAATTTGTATGACGATGGCACTGCATTAATTGTTGACGGTGGTTATATAAGAGTTTCAAAATTGGAGTTTATCGAAAATGAAAAAGTAAACGGCAATATTGATTCGGAGTGGAGAAGATACGAACTGGCAAAAGAATACTCTAAGGTATTTATCAGTTTGCAACATGAGCAAGGGAGAGTTGACTGCGGATGTTATGTAACCGATATTGTAAAATGGTCTGTTGAGTTTGCTGACGCCTTAATCGAAGAACTAAAAAAAGAATCCAATTAACAATAAATAACAATATATTTGCACTCAATAATAAATATATTTGTATATTTGTAATAAATAAATTTGTGAATTATATGAAAGAATTTTTTATAAATCTGATAAACGAAGAACGAACAAAGCAGAAATTAAGCAAAAGTGAACTTGCAAAAAGAGCAGGTATTACTTTAAACCAGTTCCGAAATATCGAAGCAGGTAGCAATACTACAATCGAAGTTTTGGATAGAATCTTGAAAGCACTTGAAGTTAAACGAGTAAATATTAAATTAGTATGAAAACAACAACTCTTAAAAAACTAACCTTGCAGGATTGGCGAGGACAGAACAAAGTTATAAACTTCGGTCACAATACAGAAATAAAAGGCAGAAACAAATCAGGTAAATCAAGCTGTTTCAATGCTTGGCTTTGGTTGTTCACTGGAGCGGACGAACAAGACAGAATCAACTACAAATTGTTCGATGATACCTTGTCGCTTACTTATGAAAACTCAAAACTTGCGTCCGCCGAAGCCGTATTGGATATTGACGGAGTAGAATATACGCTGAAAAAGACCGCAAAGCAAGGTTGGACGAGAAAGAAAGGTCGTGAGGAATACGAAAAGAAAGCTACTGACGATTACAAGTTTTATATTGACAGCATTGAAAGAAGCGCAGGAGATTACAAGTCATTTATTGAAGAAACATTTGCACCTTTCGACAAGCTGAAACTTATGCTGAATATCAGACATTACGAATCACTTGATTGGAAAGATATGCGTAAGCACTTTGAATCGCTTGTAGGAGATATTGATGAATCTGAAATGAAAGGTGACTATACTGACATTATAAACGACTTACGGAAATATCCTATTGACGAGGTCAAGACTTCTTACAAGGCAAAGATAAAAGCCGTAAAGTCAAGCGTAGAAAGCCTTCCTGTCACTATTCAGACATTGCAGACAAGTTTACCTGACATTCAAGGCTTGGACGAAGTTAAGAAAGAAATCGAAGAAACAAAGAAACAGATTGCCGACATTGACGCACAGATTACAGGTAGCAGCGAAAGTGTTCAGCAGTATATCGACAAGAGAAATGCCGAATTAAAAGAGATTGCTGAACTTGAAAACCAGTTGGCAGAAGCCGAAAGCAAATACAATCTGAAACCGATTGAAGAAGCCAACAAGATTAAGGCAGAAATAGCTGAAATTGATATTAGAAATGCGCAGATTTTGAAAGAAAACGAATTATCCAAGCAATCTATCGAGAACGCAGAGAAAACGCTTAAATCGGCAACATCTAAACTTGAAAAGCTGAACGAGTATCGCAACACATTACTTAAACAGAACGAAGAAGTAAAAGCAATGGTATTCACTGACGACAAGTGTGCCTATTGCGGACAGACTTTGCCGGAAGATAAACTTGAGGAAGCTAAGAAGCAGTTCTTTGAAAGAAAAGAAGCCAAACACAATGCTATTGTAGCAGAAGGTAGAGCGAACAATGAGAAGATTGCCGAGGTAAAGAAAGAGATTGATGAAGCAATGGCTGTTATCGAAAAAGGATATACCGAAAAGCCTTTACTTGACAAAACTGAACTTGAAAATAGATTATCCGATTTGAGAAAGAATTTTGTTCCGTATAAGGGAACTATCGAAGGAAAAGAGAAACTGGCTGAAATCTCAAATAAGAAGGCAAATATGACGGTTGTACCAACGCAGGACAATGCGGCTTTAATCAACATGAAGAAAGACCTTATGAATGATGTTGAGGAACTGTCTAAAAAACTCGGTGTAAAAGATACATACGACAAGCAGATTGAGGTTATCAGACACAAACAGAATGAACTTAGAGAAAGCAGTATCGAACTTGCAAGACTTGAAGGTATGCTCAACAAAGCTATAAAGTACGAGCAGGAGAAAGCACAGCTTGTTTCTGACAAGGTAAACGGAATGTTCGACTATATTTCCGTTGTAATGACTTCGGCGAACAAAAGCGGTGATATCGTACCTGATTGCCGGATACTCGATTCAGAAGGTGTGTCGGCACAAGTTACAAATGCAGCAAGCAAAGTCAGATGCGGACTTGATTTGTCGTTAGGTTTTCAGAAGTTCTATGGTCTTAATCTGCCGATATTCATTGATGAATCGCATACGGTAGATGAAGATAATTACCCATTGATAGAAAATCAGACTATCAAGATGTGGAACAATGGTAGTGAATTTAGTGTAGAAATTAAAGATTGAGGTTATGCCGCAGCAGTATAAACAAGTATTGGAAGTAGAACGGCTGATTGGTGCAGAAGTTCACGAAAGAGTTTTCAACGGAGAAACCGTAGAATGTATCAGCATACCGATAAAAGAAAACGGTATGCACTTCACAAGTAAAGGACACTTGCTGATGGAAATGTATGTGACACCAAGACGACCGAATCCGCAGAATATTACACATTACCTTTCGCTTTGTTTCAATCCGTTGGTGAAGCATGAGTATCTGAAAATAAAGGAAGCCGGATTCTATGAACAGGTAAAGTTTATCGGTCACATGTTTCCGTGGTCTAACTATAAGAGAAGGTGGGGCAACAAGCCTAAGACAGAAGATAGTATTGACGAAGCATTAAGTGTGGAGGAATAGGATATGAAACTTGAATATTATGAAAATGTAGTTTCTAAAGTTTTCGGAATAGAGGACTTGTTCAGGAACACTAAAAAGATGGAATACATAGAAGCACGTGCTACATTGTTTTATCTTTTAAGGCAATATACAGACCTGAAATACATAAAGCTAGGCGAGATTTACGGATTTGTTCATTCCAACATAAGACATCATGTTATAAACATGGAATTTCGCCTGAAATACGACAAGAATCTGCGTGATAAAGTAGAAACTTGTAAAAAAAAGATAGAAAATTTTGCAGATACGAAATAAGTTTGTATATTTGCAAAGAATAATAATAAATTCATAATTTTTTTTGATTGAAAGCATTGGTTCGGGAGAATAGATGCTTTTGGATTTGAGAATGGTATCGTGGCGGAAGTAGACGCAAAAAACTGTAATGTGGTAGCCGAACCACACATTAAACAAAAAAAGGTTTCAGCGCAGAAGTGCGGAAGCGATTGCAGGTATCGAATCCTGCCGATGCACTAACCAAAAACCAAACAACAATGAAAATAGTTCTTTATTTAATTGAAAAGGCAGTAAGAAGATGCTTAAACAGCAAATCAATGTTGCCTACGGGAATGTCGCCAATTTGGTGATTAATTCCCACAAAGTTAAATAAAGTTAATAAATTTGGATGTTTGGAATTTATGTATTATATTCGCGGTGTATTCAGATGAATTGGGTAGCATTTGAAGCATTAAGACGACATTATAAAATAAAATATTATATATGCGCAAAAATGTAGATAGGCTACCCAAAGTTAAAATAACTCTATCTGCAAGCGCAAACGATACGAGAAGCCGAGTTCAGATAGTTTGTCTGAGTTCGGTTTTTCTCGTTTTATATACCTTAAAAGCGAGTATATCCAAACCTTATCGGAGAAGTTACGTTTCGGTTGGATGAATAACCCTGCAATGAAAGACTTGGCGAAATTCCAAGAGGGCGTGCGATAGCAGGGAATCAGACGGAAGGCAGATGATTGCACAGACGAATATACGTTTTAAGGCTGCCGAAGTGGTAAGATATTTAAACCCACTCGTACAAAAGAAGGCACTTTATTTTGGGTAAAAAAATACGTTGAATTTACTAAATGGTATGAGGAGGAATGACATGAAACAGCTGCAAGAATTACTAAAAGGCAAAGTAGTAAATTGCCAAACAGAAGAGGAAGCGAAAGAGTTTCTTGAAATAGACATCGTTTGCGAAAGAATTGAAAGAAATATTGAGTTACTGACTAAAATAATTGGAAGTTATGGAAAATGAAATTATTGAAAGATGGGAAAGAGGTAAGGAAAACCTTAGAAAGTATTTTGAAGTAACACCGCAGTCTGAATATGACGAATACTCCAAAATAGTGTTGGCTCTTATACATCATTGCCTTAACTATGGTGATTTAAGAAATGACGAAATGTTTTCAGAAGAATTTGAAGTGTCGGACCATGGATATTATCAAGGCACGCAGATATTCCTATTGCACATGGATTGTTATCAGCCTGACGCTAGCAATTATTACGTATTTGACAACTATTACGGCTCATGTAGCAGTTGCGATACATTGTTAGGTATAAGCGGGTATGAAAGCGGTATCCCTACAAAAGAGCAAGTAGACGAATATATGACTTTATGTTTGCATATAGTTCAGAGAATGAAATGGTTGGGTAATTTACTTAAATAATGATATTATGGAGCAAAACACTAAAACTATTACAATGCCTCTGTCGGAGTATAACCAATTAATACAAAATTCGAATAAATGTTTTGTAGAACTATACGGATATACAAAAGAGGAAATTGAAGAATTGCAATCATCAAGAAACGCATCTATTAACAATACGATATATTGGACTAATAGGTATAAAGATTGTGAAGAAAAATTATCGGAAGCAAAAGAAGTGATACAAAACTTAAAAGATACAATATCTAAAATAGAATCTGAACTATCAAAATATAAAAGCAAAAAATGGTACGAATTTTGGAAGTAAATACTTTGAAGCTTCAAACCAATTTGCTATCTTTGTAACAAGAAAACAAACCATTAAAAACATATAGATATGGCAGAAGAAAACAAACAGAAAGTAAGCGGTAGAATTATCGCAGTAATGCAAATGAAAACTGGAACTTCACAGAAAGGTACGTGGGCTTCTCAGGAATATGTGCTTGAAACACATGATTCATATCCTCAGAAAGTATGCTTTGAAGTTTTCGGTACGGAGAAAATCCAGCAGTTCAACATTCAGATGAATGACGAGGTGGATATTATGTATAACTTCGATGCTCGTGAGTTTCAAGGAAGATGGTACAATACTATCCGTGTTTGGTCTGTATTCAAGCGTTCGGAAGGTGGTCAGTCGCAAGTAGCTGCGCAGAGTAGTAGTGATGTGCCTAAAGCGAGTGAACAAAAAGTAAATGGTGATGATGTATCGGATTTGCCGTTCTGATAACTAATTAATAATCAATAACTTATGAAATATAAAGTAGGAGATAAGGTTCGTATTAAGTCGAAAGAGTGGTGGAATGCGCAACAGAAAAACGAAAGTGGTAGGGTATAACTTTTTTATAAATCTTGTATTATAATGAAGAGATTAACAAAGGAAGAGTTTGTTGAAAAAGCTATAAAAATACATGGAGGCAATTATGATTACACTTTAGTGAATTATATTAATAATTCTACAGAGGTTTTGATAATATGCAAAAAGTGTGGAAGAGTTTTTTCTCAAAAACCTATAAAACATTTGATTGGTCATGGTTGTAGATTTTGTAAAAGAAAAAAGATAGCAGATTCTCAAAGAATGTCTTGTAGTGAATTTATAAGTAGGGCACAAAAAATTCATGGTGATAAATATGACTATTCAAAAGTTAAATACATAGATAGTTCAACTAAAGTATGTATTATATGTAAAAAACATAATTGTGATTTTTTTCAAACGCCTAATAATCACTTGAGAGGTCAAGGCTGCTTTTTATGTGGAAGAGAAAAAGTTTCGGAGTTATATTCAAAAAACACAGATTGGTTTATAGAAAAAGCGAAATCTATTCATGGCGATACTTATGATTATAGTCGTGTTAAGTATGTAAATAGTTGGACTAACGTGATTATTTTATGCCCCAAACATGGCGAATTTGAGCAGAAGCCAAACGCTCATTTAAGTGGTCACGGATGCCCTATATGTAAATCCTCAAAAGGAGAATTAAAAATAAAAGAATATTTAAAAAATAACGACATTGAATATAAAAGACAATATAGAATAACATTAGAACGTTATTTGTTTTCTCGTAATTCTTTAAGGGTTGATTTCTTTCTACCACAACATAATACATTCATCGAATTTAATGGTATACAGCATTACGAGTTTAACTCTTATTTCCATAAAAGTGAAGATGATTTTAAGGTACAAGTAGAAAGAGATAAAAGATTAAAAGAGTATTGCAAGAAGAACAAAATTAAATTGATAATAATCAAATATAATCAAGTGGGAAAATAGAAAAAATATTGAAGTACAACATCGTAAAATAAATAAGATTATGTTAGAACCGAATGAATTAAAAGAACTTGTGTACGCACAAGATAAGAACTTAGGAAATTTTGAAGAAACAAAGAACGAAGCCTATAAGATGAAACGTATTCAACGCATGGCTAAGTTCAACGAAAAGACACACAAGGTAATTGAAACATTGCATAAATGGGGATTGCCATTTACTCTTTGTGAGATTATTCACGGTAAAAAACAAAGACACAGAATCACAACCGACATCTTTATTCCTGATGCAAACGTGGTTATCCGTCAGGTAGACATGAACGATGAGATTGAAGTTTCAAAGGCAAATCTTTTCTTTAAATCAATGAGAGCAAACTTCTATCCGATGTTTATCCGTTCGACAGATAGCGAAGAGTTTGTAATTACCAAGTTACAGAACGTGCTTCTTAAAGCAAATCAGAAACCGATGAAAGGTTTCAGTAAAATCAAGTTTATCAAATACGTGAAACCTAAAAGACCTCGAATTAAAGCGGTGAAAGTTGGGAGAAGTAAATAAGTAATAACTAAAATTTAAAAAACATGAAAAAAATTCTGTTTATTTTATTAGCTTTGGTAACACTTAGTTCATGTGCTGACAGTAAAACATTCAAGAAAGCAGACGGAACAACATTCACAGCAGAGCCTTACGGTTGGGCAAATGCAGACGCACGTAAAATTGATGGAGTTGTTTATGAGTGTTGTCTTGAAAATGTGGTATGGGGTTTAATTGGAGTTGAAACACTTGTAGTACCTGTTTGGCTTAGCGGATGGGAATTGTTTGAGCCAGTGAGATATGAAGAACATAAATATTAATAAAAAAAACATCATTATGAATGTAAAAGAAATCGTAATTTCAGTAGTAGCATTTTTATGCGTTGTATCAGGTTTTATGTTTGGCTATCCTAAATATAAAGTTTGGAAAGCTGAACAAAACGGTAAGGCTCAATTTGCAGAAGCCGAGCAGAATAGACGCATCAAAATCGAAGAAGCCAAAGCAAACCTTGAAGCAGAGAAATTAAATGCACAAGCTGAAATTGAACGTGCCAAAGGTGCAGCAGAGGCAATTAAGATTGAAAACGGAAGTTTGACACCAGAATACATTCAGTATCTTTGGGTGCGCCAGCAAAGTGGTTTGAACGATAAAACCGTGATTTATATTCCGACAGAAGCAAATCTTCCTATTTTGGAAGCGAATAGAGACAATAAGTAAGGAGAAATAACTATGTATTTTGAAGTAAAACTATCAGTAGAAAAAGAAGTTCCCTGCAAACCTTCAAAAGCAGGAGGAACAGCTTGTGAATTGAAACAAGTAAACGAACACTATATCTGTGAATGTGAAAATGCTTTGGAAGCATACTACAAGGCAAATGAACTTTACAATAATAAATGCGATGTTTATAGCATCGTAGTTTCTAAAATTAAAGAAATTGTAAACACCAAAACAGAAGACAAACCTTTCTTCAAAGCTACAATCGTGGATATTTATATTGACGATGCAGGTGAAGAAAAGGAACAGAAATCTGCCGTTCTTGTTTGTGCAACCGATGTAAAGGAAGCAACAAAGATTATGGAAGATTACCTGAAACAAGGGTATAACATGGGAATGATTGGAATAAATCGGACAAAAATTTTGGATTTAATCTAAATATTTTGTAACTTTATAAAGAATAAAAGTATTTATTATGGCAAACGAATTAACATTAAAACAAGCATTAGCGACTGATTCAATTCAGAAAAGATTTGCTGATATGTTAGGTAAGAAATCAGCAGGGTTCTTAACAAGTATTATGAATGTGTACCAAAATAACAAACTTCTTCAAGAAGCGGATACAAATAGCATTATTCTTGCGGCAGGACAAGCAGCAGCACTTGATTTACCTATCAATCCAAACTTGGGGTTGTCGGCTATTATCCCATTTAAGGACGGTAAAACAAAGAAAACTACTGCGACATTCCAAATCATGCGAGATGGTTGGATGGATTTGTGTTTGCGTACAGGACAGTTTGTTTACATTGCAAATGAGCCAGTGTATAAAGGTGAATTAGTCAAGAAAAACCGCTTTACAGGAGAATACATCTTTGACGAGGATAAACGTGAATCTGATGAAATCATTGGTTATATGGCATCATTTAAGCTGACAAATGGTTATCAAAAGACCGTTTATTGGACTATTGAAGAAGTTAAAAAGCACGCATTGAGATTTTCACAGACATACAAACGTAGTTTTGGACTTTGGTGTGAGGATTTTAACAGCATGGCTCTAAAAACAGTGCTTAAATATCTTTTGAAAAAGTATGCGCCTAAGAGTATTGAGTTTATCACAGCTATCGAATCAGACCAAGCATCGTTTAGTGGCGACACTAAAGATTTAGGAAATGCTAAACCAAACTACAATGATAAAGAGGTAATTGACGCAGAAGCCGAAGAAATCAAAACAGAGGAAGGAGAAGTTGTAGACGTTCAGACGGGTGAGGTTTTAAAGCCAGCCGAAGAAAAGAAGAACGAACCTGAATTTTAAATAACCACGGTAGCATCTTCGGGTGCTACCATAATTTTATGAACTATGGAGCAAAAATCTTATTTTAATATAGCTGGATTGTTTGAGAAATTCCATATAATGAAACGAGTTGTTTTGTTAAAAGAAAAATTCCCTTACATTTTTAAGGACAATGTAGTTATATCTTCTTTTTATGGTTCTAATGGTGGTATAGCAAACGGAGGAAGAAATAGTGGAAATTTTTATAACGAGGAGGAGGTTAGCGATTTTTGTATTGAGCATAACATTCAACCGACAATAATTATGAGCAACTTGTTTATGGACAAATCACAATTCCCTGATAAATTCGCATCAAAAGTTGTTGAAGTTTTTAATAAAAATAAACCTTTTTTTGTGTAGCAAATTCTGATATAGAAGAATGGTTAGGGACACAGTGTGTAAGGAGAGGGCAATTAATATTGTCAACCACTGCTTGTATTGATTTTGAAACTATAATTAAAAAGACAGACCAATATAAACGCATAGTGTTAAGTAAAAGCATGATAAATGATTGGGAAACCATATCATTATTCCCTGAGCATACTCGTAATAAACTTGAAATAATTGTTAATACAATTTGTCCTAACGATTGTAAATCAAGAAAGAACCATTATGAGTATATATCTCGTTTAAATATAAATGGTGATGGTATTACATTTAAATGTCCCCATGAGAGTTATTGCGGTAAAGGACATCTTTATGAGATATTAGATGCTCCACAAGTTGTAACAAACGATATGATTAATACTTGTCTAAATTTAGGAATTAATCATTTTAAAATACAAGGTAGAACAAATGATGATAATGATTTCATCGAAACATTGGCTTATTATCTAATAAAACCGAAATACCAGTTAATGTTTAGAGAAGAATGTCATTTAAAAATAGATACAATATGATAGAAATAGTAAAACCAATAGATAGTGAAACTATTTATGATGGAGCTTCTTGATATTATGACGAACATCGTCAATTATGTGATATAAGCCTTGCTTGGTATAACTCATTAAGATGTTTTGCTAACGGAGCTAAATGGATAATAAAAGCTATTTGGCATGATATAGATAAGAAACCAATAGAAAATTATACATTAATAATAATTAAATCCGATAAAACATTGAGTGAGATTAATTATTACGATACCAATAATTGGAAAGATTTTGTAAAAGATATGGATATAAAAACATGGTGTTATAAACAAGATTTATTTTTTAAATATTTAGATGATGAAGAAGAAGATTAAATTTAATTGGAAAGAAAAAACTTCTGATGAACGTAAAGAAAGAGTTGGTGCTATGTATTGTTTTAGACGGTGTGATGTAAATCAAAATTGATTATGGCAACACTAAAGGTAATTGGTAGTGGTAGCAAAGAAAATTGCTACTTGCTACAAACCGAAAAAGAAAGTCTTATCTTAGAATTAGGTTGCAAGTGGAATGAGGTATTGGAAATGTTGGACTATAAAATAGAAAAAGTATTGGGCGTGTTAATTTCGCACGCCCATTCGTAGGTCAGACCATTCCAAATACATTCCTAACGCACTAAAATCACAAATACCAGTCTACTCAAATCAAGAAGTAGCGAATAATTTTAAAGGAGTAAAAGTATTGAAACCTAAAATTCAGTACAAGATTGGTGGATTTGTGGTTATGGCTTTACCTGTTCAGCATAATTGTGAGAATTATTCCTTTTTGATCACTCATAAAGAGTTCGGAAGTTTGGTCTTTTGCACGGATGCGGTTAGCTTCCCTTATAAGATAAAAGGTCTGAATCATTTACTGATAGAGGCAAACAATAGCGAGGATTTGATGATAGACAATCTATGCCGGAATCAGGAAATACGTTCTCATAACGAGTATCACATGGAGATAAATCAGACAATAGAAGCTATCAAGAGAAACATGAATCCCGAACTTAGAACTTTGATGCTTGTACATTTATCTGACGGACAAAGTGACGAAAAGCTATTTCAGAAAATGGTATTTGAAGAAGTTGGGATAAGACCGATTATAGCGGATAAAAACGTAAAAGTTGAACTTAATTCAGAAGATTTCTAATGGCACAAACGCTAGGTGAAGCAATCCGATTGTTAAACAGATTGGGAGTTTTCGATATAACAGATATGTCTATGGATAATAACAGTGAAAATACATACAAGATAGCACACAGATTCAGTCAGGAGGTAATTGTTCCCTTGCTTGCTATACAGAACAACTGCGGATTTGTGTTGTCTAAAGGCGACAAATACTTATTATTTGCCGACAAGATAACTGCAAAGGTTGTAAGCTGGGAAGATAAGAATATTGTGCTACTTGAAGAAGATATAAAGCGTCTTTATAACCTTGATGCTTGGACTTTCTTGAAAAAGTGGTACAGAGTATATCCTCAAATGACAAATCTTGATTTCTTGCATATTAAAGTCGGAAAGGAGGGAAATAAGAATGAGTAAGGTTTACGTTGGAATAGATAATGGCATTAGCGGAACAATAGGTATTGTTGGTGAAGGTATAGACCCTGTGTTTGTTAAGACACCTGTCAAGAAAGAGCAAGACTATACGAAAGATAAGAAAATAATTACAAGACTTGACTATTCAAAGTTTATGGAATTATTTAGCGGACTGAATAAAAACAATGTTTGTGTAGTAATGGAACGAGCTATGGTGAATCCGACAAGATTTGTTGCTACTGCATCAGCATTACGTTGCCACGAAGCGGAATTGATAATGATAGAATTGCTTGGTTGCAAGCACATGTTCATAGATTCTAAGGAATGGCAAAAAGCAATGCTCCCCAAAGGTTGCCGTGGAGAAGAATTAAAGAAAGCGTCTTTGGATATTGGCAATAGGCTATTTCCGCAATTTGAAGGAGTAAAACATCCTGATAGAGATGGATTATTAATAGCTGAATACGCACGAAGAAATAATTTATAAAAGGCAGTTATATACGAAACAACACTTAAATGATATGAATATGGAAAGTTTGAAAAACTACATTGCAAAATGCGTATGTAAAGGAATTGAGATGTATGTAAATAAACATCGGTTTGCTTTCAAAGGCATGATAGAAATGCTTCCCATGACACATGAGGAGTTTGAGAAGCATGTCTATAAAGTTTTAACAAAAGATGCAGCTAAATCTTATTTAGAAGATACTACACCTACCACACAACCACAATTACCACAATAAATTAAGTAAACACCATTTGGGATTGTGAATGTTGCTGTATCACCACATTACAGCCGTAAGTACGAAATTATAGAATATGAATACAGAATTGCTACTTACTTTGACTTTTTGGAAAAACCTTTAAAATGGAGAAAATCAAAAGAGTATTACGAGATATATGAACAATATTTAAACGCAGGAATACTTGAATCACTAAAACTTATTTGATTATGAAATGGATTTACAACGGAACAAAGTATAAAACCCGCAAAATAGATTGGGACGAATACATAGAAGAGGCGAATGACTTTGTGAATAACGACATCATGGTTTATAGCACTAAATGGGACAGGTGCTATTATATACGCAGATTGGTATACGATAAAAGACGAATAAGGGCGAATTTATGTAGCATATACAATACAGACCGCAAATGGATTTGGTCTGATACTAAACATTTGGAAATGGTTGTTGAAGATAAATAATGAGATTATGGAAATATACAAATTAAAGCACAAGCCTACTGGTTTGTATTATCAGCCAGCTAGAGGCAGATGGAGTGGGCAGAAAACAAACCTTTCAAAGAAAGGGAAAATATACCAAATCGGAATAAACGGCTTAATGGGAGCGGGTGATACTATCACAATAAATGTATCAAATAGATAATACAAAGAAAACAAAGATGTATTTGATTCTTTAGGGATTTATAATATACACGAAAGGTATTGTTATGGCAGTTGTCGTACTCCCGAATACATGCTGAGATGTAAGAAATCCGATTTTGAAAAAGAGTATATAACAACTAAAGAAGATTGATTATGATAAACTACAAAGATTTGATGATAGGAGATTGGGTTTACGAAAGCGAAAGAAGTAAATTTCCAATGAAAGTTGTATCTGTCGGAGAGGATTATTGCTATCTTGATTTTTCCAATAACGAAGGAGATGTGTTTGATGGTTATGAAAAAGACATGATGCCGATAGAGGTGACGGAAGAATTGTTATTGAAGATAGGTTTTGAATCTTCTGACTATCTAAACGAAGAAGGATATACGGTTTACAATAAAGAAACCGATGATTATTATGTTTCCATTTGTAAGACGAAAAGAAAATTGTTTTGTGAGATAGATATTAACGGGGAATATAATGCAGGAAATTTTTATTTTCAATATCTTCACGAGTTACAGAATGGAATAAGGTTCATCACAAAGTCAGACTTAGAAATTAAAGAGCTATGAAAACCATAACAGATAAGAAAGTATATCAATGCGAGTTTTGCGGAAAACTTTCTTTAGGCAAAGGTGGAATGGTGGTACACGAAATGAACTGCAAGAAAAATCCAAAGAATTGGACTGATTGCGCTTCGTGTGAATATCTGAAAGTAGAAAGCCGTAAAATAAAAGGTTCAGAAGGTAAAAGATGTAAGCATTGTCAATATTACGATGTTGATTATGAAAATTACGGTAATTCCGAATGTACGAAGGAAGGTTCAAATTGTGACGGCAGCCTATACATTACAGACTTTATCTGCGAAAAGACAGGCAAGAAAATGTACTACGAAAAGAAAGTACGTATGATGCGCAAAGAAAAGAGAGAAGAAATAATCAAACGATGTGATTGCGCAATGCCGAACGAGTGCGAAATACTCAAAAAAGAAAGAGAACAAGAAGATAAATTGTTTGACGAATTTGATAAGATGTTATGAGTAACGAAAAACAAAGAGAAGCAAAAGAAGCCGTTTACAGACAAGCCAATTTAGATGTCAGAAGCGTGTGTAACGGGAAGTTTTACAAGAAAGGTAGTAAAACATACGAGCAGTGTAAGAACTGCGCTAATTGCTTCAAATACAACAGCTATAAATCGAAGTCAGAAGATACACCCGAAGTAAAATTCCACTATGTAGATACATTCCGCAAATGTGAGTTTTATAAAGTGCGCCCGATTGACGGAAACTATGTAGTCACTACTTCTATCTACAACATCATGTATGTAAACGACCTTGCTTGTGCGTGTATCATACAGATGAAAGACTTCATAAAGAATCAGGACAAGGAAACACAGAAGATATTCGGTGCTTTGGAGAAAAGACAAAGAGCATACGAACATCTTATCTCAAAGATAATCGAAACGAACATAGAGTTTCTTTCTGAATACAACTCGTGTATGGACGAAAGTGTTCAACCTAAACTAGAGGATTTCATTAACGAGATGAAATCAGCTTTAGACAGTATCGGTGTAGAAAATTCATACTTTGTAGCTTTAGCCGAGATAGCACGTACAATAGTCGGATATTCTGTTAAAAACGTAGAAAATAGAGTAAAGGAATGTTTGAAATATAAAAAAGATTCCGTACATTTGCGTCAGTATAAGATGCTAGATATGCTTCGTGTAGCAGAGAATTTCAGTAATTGGGTTTCAAGGAAATGCGGTAAACTTGACCTGAATAAATGCGACAATGTAATGAAAGCATATCGTGATCTTGACAAGACTTTAACAAACAGAGAGATAATTAACAATGCCTTGTTTAAGGCAAAGGATTTTTACAAACAATAAATTTACAAAAAGATGAAAAAAGAAGTAATGTTCTTTCATGCCTATTGGTGCAAATCATGTCCTAAAATGGCACAGGTATTCGGTGAAGTAGCTAAAGAAATGAAGTCTGAAAACATGAAGTTTACTGATGTAGACTGCGAAACAGACTGGGGAGTAGATATGTCGTCTAAATACCAAGTAAGAAACGTACCTACAATCCTTGTGGTTGAGAAAGGCAGAGTAATCAAACGTATTGCCGGAACAAGAACAGCTAACGAATTGAAGGAGGAACTGAAATGAATGTAAAGATTAAGAAGTTGCATGAAAATGCGGTTGTTCCATTTAAGACATACGATTCGGATTTTTGCTATGACGTGGTAGCTGTATCGGAACAAGAAGTCGCTCCTAATGTTTGGAAATACGGATTGGGTATTGCCTTGCAGATTGAAAGAGATAAGGAAATATGCGATGTTTGCATTGGCGGAACAGATGGCTATGGAGGTGATAGAGTATATCTTGATAATAAAACGTGTTTTTCCATTGACTTACGTTCTCGTAGTTCAATTTGGAAGACGGGTATGACTATGGCTAATTCACAAGCTACCATTGATGAGGATTACACGGGAGAAATTTTTCTTGTATTCTATCATGTAATGCCAAATATGCCACGATATAAGGTAGGTGACAAAATAGCACAAATGAAAATTGGTGTTACATTCCCTATTTATTTTGAAGAGGTTTCTGAATTATCAGAAACAGAACGTGGCGAAGGAGGCTTCGGTAGTAGCGGAAAATGAAAGAATCAACATTTATAGAGATAGCAAAGGTTATTGCAAAGGAAAGTAAATGTGTATCACTACAAGTTGGTGCGGTTATTGTAAAAGATAGCCGCATTATTTCAATGGGTTATAACGGTACTATCAGTGGAAGTCTTAATTGCAACGAATGTTTGGATAAAGAGTTTACACGTGACAATCATTCTGAATGGTCTGATAGTCACGAAATACACGCTGAAATGAACGCTTTGATGTTTGCTGCAAAGAACGGTTTATCTGTAAATGGGTGTACTTTGTATTGCACACATGAGCCTTGCGACCAATGCTTAAAGAATATAATTCAAAGCGGCATTAAACGTATTGTATATCTTATTCCATACAAAAAAGAAAGATGTAAAAGTAAATATCGTTTTGACGGTTCGATAAAGATAGAACAATTTAAACAATAAATAATATGGAACTATTAGTTAAAAGAGTAGCATTAAAAGAAGATTATACTATCGGCAGATTGTATGTAGATGGTGAATACGTGTGTGACACTTTGGAGGATGCGGTAAGAGATACAAAGATTTACGGAAAGACGGCTATTCCTTGTGGCACTTATAAAATCACAATGGATGTAGTTTCTCCGAAGTTTAAAGACAGAAGTTGGGCTAAACCTTATGACGGTAAACTTCCAAGATTGTTAGATGTGCCTAATTATGATGGAGTTTTAATCCATGTAGGAAACACAGTAGAGGACACCAGCGGATGTCTACTTGTCGGTCAAAATAAAGTAAAAGGTCAAGTAATTAATTCAACTCAAACATTTATGAGCTTAATGGAAAAATACCTTATTCCTGCAAAGCAAAGAGGCGAAGAAATTACGATTACTTACGAAAACGCATAACCATTTAAAAATAAAAAACCATGACTAATTTTGAAGAAAGAAGAAGCAATATCCTTAGTGTATTTCAGAAAGCTAAAGAAGATTTGGAAGCATTAAACAAGGATATAAACGACAGAATAAATGAAAATACGCAGACTATAAGCAATCTGAATGACGAAAATTCAAAACTGAAAAGTCTGATTCTGCAAAACGAACAATCGGCAAATATATTTAAGAAGATTCTTAAATTATAACTCATAACCAACACAAGTAAGGCTACTCAAATCGGGTAGCCTTTTTTCTTTTTGCTCGTTTCGACTTATCAATACGAGATATAACGTAATGCTTTAAAAGATAGAAATCATATATCGGCATCTCGTCGTTCATCATATTTATAAGCCATGATGTTTCTTTCATAATGTTTTCCTGATTTTTCATAATCCGCAACGAGTTAAATAGTGAATTAATATCGGATACATTTCCTGCGCTATCCAACCAGATAAATAGCATATCTCTTCTCCGTCCAAAGGCATTCCGTATGCTTGCGCTATATGAGTAGATAAATGTTGCAACTCATGCACAAATGAATTAAGGAACTGCGCAAATTCAGAAGCACGTCCTAACGACACTACGCTTTGTTTTAAGGCATGATTGGAATAAGTAAAGCCGTTGTTATATCCTCCTCTTAAAAGTTGCTTACGTGTCCTTAAAACGCCACTTTCAGAGCATCCTAAGCTTCTTAACTTACCCAATAGTTCTTCCGTATCGTATGGCGTAGTGTCGTAGTAGACATATACTTTCCATTCATATTTGGGGATATGTATTACCTGACGTTTCATATTGTTTACATATAATCCAGCCAATCAATAGGTGTTCCTGAACCTATACAATCTGCATAGAACCTTGTAAACGCCATAGTAGGATAGCCATCAGGGTCTGAAAAGAAATCTTTGACATACAGAGCAAGATGCTGTTCGTCAACGATAGCCGATTTGAAAAAATCGCTCCTAACCATTGCTAAAATGTACACATGGTCATAACCCTTTACATTGTCCAATACAACATTGTACTTTTTCAGAAACTCTTCCGTATCATCCTTGTCCATGTATTCAATAGGCTCCTCTTTCCCTGTTTGCGGATTCTTTCTTTTTATCTTAGAAACAGCCCATTCGCACATTTTCTTGCTGAAATGCCAACCGTATGAATCAAGGTATTCCTGCATACCAGAAGGAAATTTATAATTCGCATCTAATCTTGTCTCGTGTCCCATAACAAAAGCTTTTAATTAAAGTAGGGAAAAGATATTGGTAAATCAACACTCACTTCCCCCACATCGTTTCAACCATTGTTTATCACATATAACGTCCTCTTGCATCACGACGACGACGGTCTCTACGTTCGTCTATTTCATCGTAATCATCATCGTCATCACGATAATTCATATAAGGAGGATAGGGAGGCATGAAGCGGTTATTCATTCGGTTTGTGCCGTTCTGATAGCTACTGCCACTTTGCGTATTGTCACGCATTCCCATCATTCTCATCTCTTTCATAGCCTTCTTATAGCCATGTTCACAGCCTTCTTCAAAGCCTTCTTCGTAGCCGTCCATATCGCCACGATAGCCCATTTCACCACGACCGTAGTCTGGGATGTAGTCTTCTAATATTTTCCACATTTTGCCCATAGTTATTTTCTTGTTTTATCAGTCACACTATCAGTTTCATCGCTCGTTTGAGGTGGAATATTTGCACCTCTACTCATCTGCGCAAGAAAGTCTCTTTGCATCTTCATAAGGTCTGCCATACCTCTTCGCATCTCTTCCATATTTTGCTTCAACGTGTTTATCTCTTCCTGTTGCTGTTGCTTTTCGGCATATTCAGGATTCAGGTCACGCAACGTCTTGTCGCATCCGTCAATGACTGACTTGTGGAAATTGACGCTATTGATAATATCAACGCTCTTCTGTCTCAACGATGATAGTTCCGAGTTCATAGCTTCCTTGCTCGTGGCAACTACTATCGCACCGTTCATTCCAAAGTCCGCTATCTCCTGATTGGCAGGCAGCTTTTGGAAAGTTACATTGTTGTCGTTCACACGTACAACTACGTCTACTACCATCTCCTGAGGCTGACCAAAGTTTGTAGGCATTGGGAACTTTGGCATTGGCGAAGATACACTTACCACAGAACCTATCTCGACATAAGGAACAGCGTCCTTGTGAAGAATGTAAAACTGATTGCTTGCTCTTAATGATTGAAACATGATAATTTGACTTTTTTGTTAATAAACTTGTTTTTAAGAGAGAGGCTTTTGCCTCTCCCGTTTCTTCTCTTCATGCAGCAGGGGTTGCACCTGGGGTTATACTTATAGTTAATCCCTCATGTATTGCATAACAGTTTGACTTGCCGCATACAATCTTATACAAGCCTTGTGTAAGACCTTCTTGCGTAATTGTTACTGCCGTAGGCAATGCTGTCTGACCGAAGAACGCTACTGTAAAACGCTCAGTGATAACTTGCGTTTCAGCCGTGCATTTGCAAGCGTTCGGTGTCACTATTGTTATAGTAGCCACTATCGGAACAAACACGGTAGTACCTTGCAATACAGGGGTTTCATACTTATACGTGACGGTAGCCGTAGGCTGGTCAGTAGAAGTAGAACATACACAACTACACAACTTTTCTTTATAGGTAGCCAATACGTTTAAGCTGTTGGCTACAGGTGCAGCGGCTAAGCCGACCGGACTAAGAAATACAGCCATAATCTATCCTCCTATTAATTAGCAAGAGCAACCTCCGCAGTTGCAAGAATTGCAGTTTCCGTTGCAGTTAGAGCCGTAAACACCGAAGTTGCCATATCCGTAACCGAAATACGGGAATCCGTAGCAGCAGTTAGGATTCGGCACAAAATACGCTGGCTTAGCGCAGGGTTGCAACTGATTAATCAGATTTTGCGTCTGTTGCTGTAAGAGAGCCGAAGTTTCAAGAGACGTCTTTTGCTGGTTGAGAGTGTCAATCTTGTTCTGCAATTCTCTCTTTTCCAACTGGCAGAATTTATCATTCAGCAAAACCGTCTGAGCATCTATTTTGCTTGACAGGATGTTGAATTTTGAATTTGCATCCGATTTAATATCGTCCGTCTGATTGATTGTTGCAATTCTGCCCTCATAACCTTGACGTTCGATAGCCTGCTTAACATCGCAGCAGCAAGATGCTATCTGTGTCCCGATGTTGCAACCTACTTGTTGGATGCTGTTAATCACCTGCTGAGAAGTCAGTCCTACTTGGTTACCTACACTCTGAATCAAAGACTGGATGTTGCACAGATTAGTTTCGATAGACTTCACGTCGCAGTTCAGAGTAGAAGCCAGCTGACGGATAGCATCACCATTACCCTGAATAGCCTGCATCAACAGTTCACGGCCTGTGTCGCTGTTCAAAGCCCACGGGAGAGCAGCGCAGTTGTTGCAGCATTCACCGCCGTTCCCATAACCGCCCCATCCACCGAAGCCGCCACGACCCCATCCGAAGAGCAGGAGAATCCAAATCCACCACATTCCGGCACCGCCCCACATGTCTTGGTTGCGATAACCGTTGTTCAAAGCCAACAGCAAGTTAGGGTCTAAGCTGCGTCCACCCATCAGATTGGGAAGCAGAGCCGTTATGTCTAACTTACTGCCGCAACAGCCCGATGAAGGCTCATTGCTGAATACATAAGTTTTATCCATAAAAACATACTTTTACTTTTGCACTCTTTAGTCTTCGTGCCTTGACAACCTTGATTTCTCAAAGCTGACCGAAAGTATATATGCAGGTAAATTCACACTAAGGAGTATAAAAATATTTTATCAAATTAATAATCAGTTATTTATAAATACTTATGAATATTTTTGGTTTTTTAATGATATTATTGTTACATTAGTGAATTAATTGAATCATAGTACATTTATGGAATCGAAGATTGAGAAATTGAGTAGATTTGCTTCAAAGCATTTCGGAATTGAAGAAAAAAAACTTTACAGTTCAAGCAGAAACAGTCAGATAACACTTGCAAGACATTTTGCATGGTATTATCTTCACAAGGAATTAAACGTATCAATAGGTACATTATCCAAAGAGTTTTTCAGAAGCAAAAGAGCCGTATTCAAAGGAATAAGCAATATCGGCTGGATGATTGAGAATCAGAGAATATATAGAGATATGTACAACAACTTTACGGAAGAATACAAGAAAGCCACACCTTAACTAAGGCATGGCTAACTTTTCCGCAAAATATTTTGCAATTAACGCTTTAATTACTATATTTGCGACAAACACAAAAAAATCTTTATGACAAAGATAGATAAAATTTCTGAATCTGCAAACGATAGCTTGCAAATTTCAGCGTCAGCCAACGAAAAAGGCATTGAAATCATTAAAAGTGTAGCTGACTTCTATAAAGCAGTGCCACTTACAACATCCCTTAATATTGCAAACATTTTCGGTAAACAGCACAAGAATGTATTGCAAGACATCAGAAGCCTTGATTGCAGTGAGGAATTTACTCGGCTGAATTTTCAGCTCAGTGAATACACAGACCCAACAGGCAGAAAACTACCGTATTATACTATGACACGTGACGGTTTTACATTCTTGGTTATGGGGTATCGTGGAAAGAAAGCTGCTGCATTTAAAGAAGCCTATATTAAAGCATTCAATCAAATGGAGAAAGAGCTTAATAGTTGGCGCAACACAAGGGATAAGGCTAAAGTTATACGAAAATCTTTGACGGATGCAATAAAGAACAACCTTGGCACTGAAAAGCCTTTTGTTTACTCCAACTATACCAAACTGGCGGTTAAGAAGGCTTTCGGCAAATCAATAGAACAAATTAGGGTAGAAAAGGGAATATCAAAATCAGATAATCTACGCAATTATTTGAACGCCTCCGAAATAGAAAGACTTGATTATTTTGAGGGCAAAATAGCAAGTATGGTTGATGCTTTTAAAATACTTGACATGAGTGATAAAGAGATTTATGCGAAAATAAAAAATGCAAATATTAGATAAATAAAGAAAGCCACCTCATAATCGGGGTGGCTAACTTGTTTGTATATGAATTATGAAAAGAAATCACACTACTTCTACTTTCAATACACGTCCTTGAACTCCTGACTTTGATTTAGACATTGAGTTCCAAAGACTATACATTAATCTCAGATGTTCGGTCTGCATTTTCATTTCGGCAAACAAAGGACTTTCTACTGGTGGATTTAACAAGAAGTTATATATTCCACTAACCTTGACGTTTGTGTCCGCACTGAAATATCTTATACTTTCAGTTATAGCAGCCAAAGCATCAGCAGTTTCTTCCGTGATACCGCTTATAGATTTAGACAATCCACTCATCGTATCACCCTCGTCCGCAGCACCTAAATCAAAGCTTCCGGCTATCGCTTTCCAAAACTCATTTAACTGAGGTATAACTTGGTCTATTTTGTTCTGTATCTCTTCCGCTTCTTTCGGTGTGAATACTGAATCCTGCAACATGCCGTCAAGCATATCCATGACAGGCTTCAAATACTTTTCAGTACCTTTCAGCATTAACTGTTTTGCGACTACATTCTGAATGTACTCATCCCATTTGTCGCTAAGAGCATCAAGACCATCACCAGTTTCCATGTAGGCTTCAAGCCAAGCATCAGCAAATTCTTGTGCAGCAGACTTGACATTTGCGTCACTTCCGAATCCACCTAAGTCGGCTATAAACTGTTCTTCCAATTCTTTTATAGCGTCAAGATTGTCTTGTATCTGATTCTGCCATTCCTTTATTCTATCATCGTCAGTTTTCTTCTTGTCTTGTTCTGCCGCTATTGCATTTCTCAAAGCTTCGTTCTGTGCTTCCAAGTTAGCAACTGACTGTTCGTATGAAGCCTTGTATGTGTTGATAGAATATGCACCTTCGATAGCTTCCTGCAACTTCTCATAAGAACGCTGCAACTCTTCTATCAAATCTATCTGACGCTGAATATCCTTTTCTCGTTTGTTGTCGTGGATATTTACTATTGACTTAACTACACTTGCCACACCGCTTATAGCTTGCAAGCCACCGCCTATAATATCTCCTGACGCTATACGTCCTACACCCATTCCCAAACTTACAGCACCGTCAGCTATACCTTTGATGTTATTGAGCATTTCCTTTGCTTCGTCATTTGCACCGAATATATCCATAAGGTTTTCAGCTGCTCCAAACGCTGCATCAGACACACTGTTTATGATACTTTCAAGTCTAGTATAATAGTCTAGCTGCGTTTCTCCTTCCTGTTTACCTTTCAGTATGGCTTCATACAACGCACGGAAAGGATTCTTCTTCTGTATCTCATCAGCAACCTGATTGTTCTGTTTCAGTAATTGCTGATATTGCTGTTTTGTAAGTGTTACATGCTTGGTTATTCCATCCTTATCCGTATAAGATGAAGAATATCCTTTTATCTGACCGCTATCGCCTTTTATTTCCGTTCTGTTGGTGATAATTTCATCGGTTATCCTAGACAGTTCAAGCAATGAATTTACGCTTATATCATTCAAGTCACCGAATAGTCTTTGCCAAAAGTCAGTAAGCTGCAATGCTTCGCTTTTCAGTTGTAACAAAGCATCTTCTCCTGCTTGTATTCTGAGTTTAAGAAGCTCCTCTTGTTCCTTGTTTACAGCAATACCCATAGACTTCTGCTCTTCCAACAAAGCCAAAGCGTCTTTATCAGCAAACAGATTTTTCTGAACCGTCTGCATCTTTTCTTGATTGCTCTGATATTTTTCTCTCAGTTTGGCAAGTTCATCAAATCTTTTTCTTGCTTCTTTTACCTCTAAAGCCGTAAGCTGCTCTTGAATCTTTCTAGCTTGCTTTATTTGGTCGTCACCGCCTTGTTTCTGTAAGTCAGATATAACCTTTCTTACCTTTTCGGCAACTTCTTCAAATGTAGTAGCGTCAAGACCAACCATAGATATTTCTTCATCAGTTGCTCCTAAATCTTGAAGCATATTCTTGAAAGCACCTGCATCTATTCCTGCTGATTGAAGTTCGAGGTTAAACTCATAGTTTGAGAAAATATCATCAATCTTTTTTTGTATTTCTTCAAGACCTTCTGCTTTAACTTTGATATTCTGTTCGGATTTCAGAGGTGCTAAGGCTTCATCGACAGCCTTTTTACCGCCTTCAATAGTTTGATATTGAAGATTCTTTATTCCGTTTATCACTCCTTCGGTATCGAAAGACATTGACACATCAAGAGATAAATTACTGAAAGCGTCAGCAAATGATTCACGTACCTGCTTGGCAGCATCTTCTTCGCTGTAATATTGTCTTAGCTTCTTGTATTCATCCCCAGCTTTCTTGATTAATGCTATTTGGTCTTTAAGGCGTTGGAGTGCCGAGTTATCTCTTTTTTCGGACTCTTTTTTGTTTTCTAATTCTACATCCAATATATCAGCCTTTTTTTCATACATAACCTTCATCTTCTGAGCGTTAGCTAAAAGCTCCTCATCTATTGATATGTTTTTATTTTTAAGACCAGTTAGCTGTTTAATAGTAGCAACTTGCGTTTCCCAATTCTGTTTAACCGTTTTTTGAATAGCAGTTAATCCAGTGGCTTGTTCTTCTCTATCTATTAAAACTTTAGATAAATCTTCTTCAGAATATCCCGATAATTCTTTTCGCAATCTATCGTTCACATCCCTTACAGTTGCATCAGCCCAGTTTATAATCTTATCTTTTTGTCTTTTAGCTTCGGCTTCTGATATTTCCCCAAACTTAAATTTGATGTCTATTTTATCTAATTCAAATTTTTCTACCGCTTCTTGTAGTTTCTTTTTTGTTTCAAACGGAGATAATGGGGTGTTTGAAATATTCTGCTTTTCAACTTCTAATTGAGCTTCTCTTTTTGATAATGCAATATTAGCTTCTTTGCTTTTAAGAGTTTCTTTATATGCGCTATTAATATTATTTTGCAACTCCTCTTCTTTTTCCTTCTTATTCAAGAACAAATCTATTATAGGTATTGTTTTCAAATAATCTTGTGATAAGGTAACGTTACTTCCATAATATTCTTTAACTATATCCTGCAATAGATTTCTTTGCTGTCTTGAGGTTTGCAACAAGTCGCTGTCGGTTTCTCTTATCCTATTTTGTAATATATTAAACAAGTCGTTCAATTCATCTTTAGTCGGTTTAATAGCCTTTTTAAATCCGCCAAAGCCTAAATCAGTGCTCAAGCCACGTGAAAGCTCTTTTTCAAAGGTTTCCCTTGCATCTGTAAGATTTTCTTCATAGAAATTAGATATTTCTTGATAGCCTTTTTCTAAAGTTGACAAAGCAGCCTTTTCTTTCATTTTTTTAATAACCCCATCGTAAGCATCAGTAAGGTCTTTTATAGAAGTTGTTTCGTCAACAACAAAATCTAAATATTCCCCATAGTTATTATTCAAGGAAGATATTATATCTCTTCTTTCTTGGCTACCCTCGTTAGATAATTTCATTCTAGCTATCAAATCATCCAGAGAAGATATTAAAGAATCTAAGTTTCCAGCATCTGTATTGACGAGTTTTCCTAATGTTTCAGACAATCTTTCTAATTCTCTTGAAGTTTTAGTTGCTTGTCTATATAAATCAAAAAGCAAAGGAACAAGTAAAAGTACTCCACCTGTAAGCAACCCTCTTGCGGCAGATTTTACTCCATTCATAACTTTTCCCATTCTGCTCATATTTTGTGCTGTCTGTAAGGAAACGTCTGCTACATTAAAGAGAGTTTTTACCAAATTTGAGTTCCCTATTGAAACCAAAAGTGAAGTAGTTTTCCAAACGCCTAAAACAGCCACAGCTTTTTCTATATACCACGCAACTTCTCTCCAATTCTCATAAAGAGAGCGGACAAAAACTATTATTTGCTTTATAGTTCCACTATTTGCACTACCTATATCGTTCAACATCAAGTCAATACTATCACGCAAGTTTGATACAAGACCAGCTATAGTTTCGGATTGCTTTTCCTGCATATTGTAGAATATTCCACCTGCCGATGTCACACGTTTGAATATTTCTTCTACATCTCCGAAAGCTACCATTCTTTTAGTGACACGCTCTTGGACCTCTCCAACAGAAATCATTCTGCCTTCTAGTTCAGAATAATACTTAGCAAGTTCCCCTAAAACATTAAAGCCAGCCTCAGTGAATTGTCTTACCTCAGTACCTCTCAAAAAATTACTTGCCTTAACCTGCCCGAAAGCCAAAATCAATCGTTGCATATCTACACCAAGACCTGATGATACATCAGCAAGCATTTTAGTCGTGTCATACAACTTTTCGTATTCCACTTGATAAGCAGACAATGATTTGGTATAAGCAATCAATTCCTTCAATGTGAAAGGCGACTTGACCGCCAATTCTGTAATCTGTCCGAATAGTTTATCGGCTTTATCCTTATTCTGTAAGATAGAAGCAAGTGCAGTATTCTGCTTTTCAAATTCACCTGTTACATCTCTAATCTGTAATAAATAGCCTTGTATCTGAGAAACAGAGAAAATTAAAGCAAGCTTTCTCATTAACTGGTCAGAAGCATTCATCAGATTTTTATGTGACTTTATTATCTTACCGTAAGAATCTACCTGACCTTGATTTAGTTTATTCAGTCTTTCTATCTCTGAACGAATCTTAGATATGTTTGTAGAATAATCTTTGCCTGTCTTTAAAAGCATTTCTTCTGCCTGACGAAGCTTGGCTATTTTGTTTATACGTTGAGTAACCAAAGCTTCTGAACTTGCCATAGCTCGGTTGTAAGCATCAATAGCTTTTGTATTAACTCGTGAACTACTTTGTTTTTCGGTTACTTGCTTCTGTTTTTTTCTATATTTTTCTAATTGTTCTGTTTTCTTTTTTAACGCCTCTATCTCCTTGTTGAGCCGTTCTATTTCCTTGTCGCTTGTTACAGACTTATGTTTAGTCTGACTGTTGTTGTATTTATTGATAGCAGCAGCAGCTTTTGAGATTGCGTTTGAGAATTGTTCTATTTGGGCAGTTCCTTTGCTTACATTAGAAACACCTTGTGCAAACTTTGATATATCCATAGAATTTATCTTAGACTGCATCTCGGTCAACTTCTTCAGCAAGCTGTCGGAATTGGATGTCATTTTAGTCATTGCCAAGCCAAACTTCTGTGCCATCAATTCAGAATCCTTAGATATGTCGTTAATCTTCTTGTCTATCTTGTCTATATTGTCAAGTACCGATTTCGGTATCTCCAACTCTTTACCTATTGCAAAATCTTCTGCCATATATATAAGTTTTAAATCGTAGGTTTAAGACCTAAAGCCTTCATCAAATCTTCGGGATTGTCAAAGGATTGTGCGTTCTTATTCTCTGCTTCTTTTTCAGAAAGGTATCTTACATGTGTGAAGTCGTAAGAAGCAAGCCTTATCTGCGGTATAGTCCATCCCCAAAGATATTCTTCTCTAGTTACATAAGGGTTAGCTTTGAGGAAGTCAATCATTTGTCCGTATTCTGTTCTGCTGACAATGATTTCTGTTCGTCCATCCTCGTCTTTATCCCCAACGCCATCTCCCTTATCATTGTTATAGCGTTGGTACTCTCGAAAAAATAGTCCATCGAAAGCATGTTCATAATCTCTACTAAAAGACCTATCCAGTATTTCTGATTGGTACTCCACATTATCGTGTCACGTACAGCTTCGTATTCCTCACTGTATATTTTACGTTTGTAATCGCTGAAAATACGGTCTTTATCGTTAAGGATAGCTAATGTTATTACGTGAATAACAGAAGGCAAATTGACCGAATACTGCTTGATTACATCAACCATATTACCGTTTTCTGCCTTTTGTATCTTACACGATTCTTCCGCTATCAGCCATTGAGTACCTGGCTTTAAAGCTGTAATAGGGAACTCTGTTTTCCCCATTTTAGCAATAGTAGGACTGTCGTTCATAATCTGAGCAAGTCTTTCCATTGCTTCCAATGATACTTCCTTTATTTCTTTCTTTCTTCTTGTAGCCATAATTCATATACCTTTTTATAACCAAAAAGGGCAGTGGCAAAACTACCACCACCCTTTCCTTTTTATAGAGTTTTTCTTACCCTCAAATTATTAAACACCCAATTCAGGAATAACTGTTTCAAGCTTTCCAGCAGGAACAAAAGCAACAGTAGCTTTCTTCTTCCCGCTGTCAACAGTCAATTCACCTTCAACGGCTGTACCTGAGATAGCACATTCACCTGAACTTGTTTTCAAAGACGCAAGTACGGCACGGGCATCAATCTGAATCTTTGGACAAACGACACACATGTCGCTAGAACCAAATTTCATGATAGCCATAGCGTAAAGTGTCTTATAAGCGGAAGGTGCAAGATATACATCGGTATCGGTATTACCAGCGACCCATCCACCGAAGTTAGCAAGGATTTCACCCTGCAAATCCAACGAAGTAGCAGCAAACTGCCAAGAACCCAATACTACGTTTTTGATAGCAGGCTCAGACTTGGTTTCGCTATCTCTCTGGTTGGTTGTATTTTCATCCTGCTGCAAGGAAACACTATCCGCAAGCAGAGTGTCAAATGTAAAAGACTTTTCGCCCAAAGCATCACCTTCATACGGAATAAGCTTCAACTCAGTCAATCCGTAAAGCATAATCTTGTTTTTATCAAGAGCATTGTTTGTTATTGCCATAATTATATCTGTTTTTTAAAGTTTAAACAATCAATAAATTCAACAAGGTAACGTGACAATCCATACATCTTTCGTAGTCATAGTCAGGGTACGTCTTATCCCTTGCAATGAAATAATGTTCGCTTTTGTAGCTTTTTATAAGCTGGGAAAGTTTCCTATCTATATCGCCAAGACTGACTTCCCCATCGGGTACTGCATAGCAATATACCGCTATCGTAGCTTTTCCACAGCCTCCTAAATCCTGAATGGCATCCGATATGTCAACGAGAACCATTTCATTCAATTCCCTCTCTATACCGTCAGGTAAACGGTCAAAATATAAGTTCAGCGTCAGCTTATCTTCTCCATAGAAAAGACCGTGAAAGAAATCGTACACATTCTGTATTTCAAGACTATCCTTTATCATAATCACAAATTTATATCTCTTACCGTACCTTTATATTTATCTGCCAAAGCTTTTATATCAGAACTTACACCCGAAATAACCTTGTATTTTCTCTTTAGATTACCCTTCTTTTTTTCAAGTATCTCTCCATAGAACATTGCTACTGCTATTACAAGCACAAGTCCGTCAGAAGCGGGTTTATACGAATCAAGAAAGTCATTTATCTCGTTATATCCGTACTCGTTCTGACCTGAATACTTGTTATATCTAGGCTCATTTGCACGTGGTGACAACAATCTTTTAGTACCGAATACCAGCCTTCTGTTGTAATACACCGCACATCCGTATGAATCGTGCAAGTTCTGTGTCTTGTCCTTTTTGAAGTCTGCGGTGAGAAAAGCTTTGTTTATCAGCTTTCTTCCATCTTCTGCCAGTTTCTCGGCATATTTCTGTATGTATTTGTCCTTGAAATTGCTCATACCTTTCTGTCTTTTAAATAAACCGCACAACCACCAAGTTGTGTAGGGAAAAGCCCGAATATCTCTCCCTCAACCTTAACACCGTAGAAAGAACCCTTGAACACCATCCCTTTCTCTACACCAACACCTTTCTCCTTGTCAAAAGGGAAATATACATTGTATGTAGAAGCGAACACCCCCGAAGAATCACTCTTTTGTGCTTCCTGAATGTCGCACTTGGTTTCAAAGACAAGTATCTCTTCCAGTTTTTGCTGAGAAGGCGGCTTGCTCATATCTTTCTCCAAACGGTAGAAAGCACCTTTAAACGGATATTCTTCTATAAGGTTCTTATCTTCAATCATAAAGCTACATTTTATATATATTATTCAAGCCACTGAACAGTGCCCTCTTCGACACTGCTCAGTTTCTCATCATCCCATTTTCTATATAATGCAATCATCATATTATAGATACCTTTCTTGTCATTAATCGTCTGACTACCTACTGTCTTTGAATAAGCCCCATGCTGCTGTGTTATACTAGAAGAAGAATTTGGGGAAAGATACATGGCTAACAAAACATCAGCTAACAGCAAATCTTTCTGTTTCTGTTCAATCTGAGAAAAATCCGTTACGTCAAGTACACCCCTTTCCATTGCAATACGTTTGCACAGCGAGGCATCCATCACAAAATTACCAGCCAATGTGGAAATATATTCTATAATATCAAACTGCACCATAATACATTACCCTAATTTAATCATCCAAAGTTGCAGTTCCTTCACCTGCCTCGTCTGTCTTGACAAGAATGTGTTTTGTAAATTCTGTCAATGTAGGAGCAGCAGAAACAACTGTTTCAGTAGACCATTCTTGATAGTCACCGTTGTCACGGTTAATGTTAATCAATGTAAACAAACCGCCTTCACCAACAGGAGCAAACACCTTAGATACAGATTTAGCACCTGCTCTGTCGTGCATTTTCTTGTCAAGAATATCTGTGTGCATGATGTAACCCGCATATCCCGCAGGACGCAATACAGCCATATTGCTCTTCCATCCACTAACCATTGTGGAGAAGTTGTTCTGTTTTTCAACGATAATTTCAATAGGTGAAATCTTACCGTACTTAGCGATAGCAATATTTGCTTCGTCATGTGTTACGATAGATGTTTCAGGAACAACAATACCGACAAGTGCCTTAGAAAATTTAACCCATTCAATTACCTGCTCGTTAGTCAGGAATGTATTCATCCACATATCGTAAGGAATCTGCCATTTCATAGCACCTTCAAAACCAGTTTTCATGCGGAAGTCATTCTCAATCTTAGCCATTTGGTCTAAAATCTTTGTAGACTTGGTAGCCCAAGCACCTATACCTGCCTTCTGAATATTTTCTTTAGGCAACTGCATGTCATGGTAGTATTTCAGACCACGACCGTTTGTATAGTCAATCTTACCGGTAGACAACAACTGTGCAGACATGTTTGACAAAGCCTGATTCAGTGAATCCACCTGCTTCTGAACTTGTTTAGTCCACTGCATAATAAGTGCCTTGTCACGACCGTACTGGTCTAAGATGTCATTTTCATAGCTTCTTTCAAAAGCGTTTTCGTAGTAACCGAAAGAAATCAAGTCAGGAACAGTACCAGTTCTCCACGCTGTTCCTTCACGGTCAATAGCCTTAGAACGACCAAGCGGAGCACGTACTTCTGCCATCGGAGCGATGGTTTCAATAACCTCCTCAACATGATAAGCCGCTACGCCCTTTTCATCGGTAGGAGTAGTTTCAGGATTGATTTCAAACTGACTTCTCCAAAAACCGAAATTGGTGCGCAAAAGAGCATCTTCGTTTATGTAAGTACGCAGCATTGTAGCATCCGAATAGAATTGTGCGTACATGCTGTTTTTAATATCGAATTTTGCCATTTCTTACCTCCTTCTTTAATTAAACCTCATACCAACCGTTGATACGGCTCTTGTTCAAATCCAACACACATTTAGGCATAGGCGACATCTTGTGAATGTACATTCTGCCATGCAGCATCGGTGTAATGCTTACACGTACCTTGCTTACTTCCTTGTAGTTGTTAGTCATAGGATAGTAAACGAAGTCATAGTCACAAGGTGCAACAGCACTGATATTCTTCACAAGCATTGTGCCAGTAGCAGTCTGTCCGCTGTCTTGCGCTTCAACCAAAATATCACCGTCAGTCAGACTTGCGATTTCAGTGTCTACAACAACTTCCCAAACATCTTTGCCACCGTCAGTAGATTCAGTTACGGAAGTAACCTTAGAAGCCTGACCTCCTTTAGCACCGACAGTTTCAGGTGCTTTCATCAACACGTCACCTACAAACGGAACATGAGAATATCCGTCACGGTAGATTTTAATAGTAGTGGTTGTCTGCGATTTTACCTTGAATGTTTTCAACAGATAAGCTTCTGGATGTTCACCCTTGTCGTCTGTTCTGAACTCAAACAAGTCACCTGCATAGATTTTAGCAAATCCCTTGAAAGGATTCATCCAAGTAGCACCGAATGGGGGAGCAACCAAATCGTTTTTCTGCCCGCTAATATCAACGAACACTGAACGCTGACCTCCAATATCACCAGCAGCACTTAATTGTACCCTTGCATAAGCAACTCCGGGTACTCTGTAAGCATCATAATAATTACTCATTCTTTCTTTCCCTTGTTTAATTTGTTAGACTTTTTCGTTCTCCTGCATCTTCTCTCTTTCTTTTCTGATGTCATCGAACATAGTTTTATATTTCTTGGTATCACCGTTGGAAGCACTTCTAGGATTAACCCCATCACCCATATCAGCTCTTGAACGATTGTAGACTTTAAGTGAAGAATCTGCCTTAGCATCAACATCCATATCTTCTGTAATATTAATTTCCGAAAGATATGCGTTAATCCATTCATCATCCTTTACACCTTTCCCCTTCAAAGCCGAAGCAAGCTCGTTACGTTTTGCCTTGATAGCATTTTCACGCTTACCTGCGTTCATTTCCTCTCTCATCGCCTTGATTTCATCCATAAGAGTTTTAATCTGCGGATTATCCGAACCACTACCACCAATAGGTTCTGGTTCTTGGTCGGGATGCTCCCTTTTCCATTGATTGACAAAATCGGAATTGTCCTTTTCAGCATTTGAGTTCATTACACTGAAAGTATCTTTCACCTTTGCAATGAAGTCATTCAATTCCATTTCATCATTCGCAACTAGAGGCATTAGGGATTCTAACTGCTTCTGTATGCTTCTTTCCGACATGCGCAAGGGTTTCTTGCCGCTATTCGTCAAAATACCTTTGAGGCTTTCAAAGGCTTCTTCCTTAGTGAATTTCATAAACTTGCAATTATAAAAATTTAACTTATCGCAAATATAAACACTTTTGTAATCATTACAATAGGAATTGTTATCAACTTAGTTCATAGTGAACTAACTTCTTTGGCTCATATTTATATTTATATTTATTATTTGTATATTTGCGTATGTAAAGGGATAGAAAGGAGTAATTAACCTTTCGACAAGGGACTTTCCATGATTCGCCTTTCCCTTTATTTTTTTGTGAATTGTGAAATTAAGTTAAATTTTTAAAATTTTAGAATTATGGGAAAAAGAAAAATAACGGAACAGTTTATTGCAGAAGCAAGAAAAGTTCACGGAGATGAGTATGATTACTCAAAGGTTGAATATGTAAACAACAACACAAAAGTATGTGTTATCTGCCCCGAACACGGAGAATTTTGGGTATTACCAAGAATACATCTTCAGGGGTGCAAATGTGCGAAGTGTAGCGGTGTTGTAATGGATAAGGAATACTTTATAGAAAAGTCAAAGAAAATACACGGTGACAGGTATGATTATTCAAAGGTAGAGTATGTAGATTCACATACTAAAGTTTGTTTAATATGTAAAAGGTGTGGCAAGGAATTTTGGATAATTCCTAATAGTCATATATCAAGAGGAAGTGGTTGCGAATGTTATGCGAAAGAGGCTATATCTAAATCTTCAAGAGGAGAATTGGTTTACGGTGTTGGGATAAACGATGATGAAAGATTTTGCGTAGATAAAGACGGTAAATACTATCCAGCATATTCAGCGTGGATGCACATGCTTAGAAGATGTTATTGCGAAGATTATAAAGCCGAAAATCTGACATATAAAGATGCTTATGTTTGCGAAGAATGGCTTCATTATAAAAAATTCAGGGAATGGTTTGAAAATCCTGAAAATGGGTACAAAGACGGATATGAACTTGACAAGGATATTATTGTTCACGGAAACAAGGCTTACAGCCCCAACACATGTCTGATAGTACCTAGATTTATTAATACGTTATTTACAAAATCAGATAAAAATCGTGGCGACACAATGATTGGTGTCAGTAAAACGAAACAAGGGACTTTTAGTTCAAGATTATCAAAAGGTGGAGAGCAAGTTTACTTGGGGCGGTTCAATACTGAAAAAGAAGCATTTCAAGCTTATAAGAAAGAAAAGGAAGCATATATTAAAGATATTGCCGAAGATTATTTCAGTAAAGGCTTGATTTCTGAAAAAGCATACAAATCATTGCTAGCCTACGAAGTGTGGGAGAGTGATTAATGGCAAATGAAGAAAGTGAAATAAGAATTATCAGACCGCAGGAAGGATTTCAAGAAAATTTCGTCCGCAGCAATATAGACGTGGTTATAGGCGGAGGGGTACTCAACCCTCAACCAATGGATGCCTTAATATCAACTCCTGACGGATTTAGAAAAATGGGAGATATAAAGGTAGGAGATATAATACATAATCCAATGGGTGGGAATCAAGTGGTTAATTTTGTAATAGACAAAGGACTACAAGATGTTGTTGAGTTTACGTTACAAGATGGAAGGAAGGTTCAGAGTGCTCTTTCTCACCGTTGGATGGTCAAAGAAAGGTATGGAAATATTATTGATATTTCTTCCGAAGATATTATAAAATATATTGATGAATCTAAGAATAGGGATAAAAGACATGTGAATAGATTGAGAATACCTCTTACTCAGCCTGTATCTTTTTACAAAAAAGATAATCTTAAAATACATCCGTATTTACTAGGTTGTCTAATAGGCGATGGTTGTTTATCTAATAAGTTACATAGAGCTGACCTTGCTTGCCATTCTAAGGATTATCAAACTATTGAAAGAATAAAAGGGTTAGGATATGATATAGTTAAGGAAAGTAAAAATAAGAATAGCCTGCATTATTGCATCAGAAATAAAGAAGTTGTTGAGTATTTGAAGGAACTTGGATTGTGGGGCAAATTGTCTTATGATAAATTTATACCTAACATATATAAGTATTCAAGTATAGAAGATAGAATGGAATTGCTAAGAGGTTTATTTGATACAGATGGATGCTGTTCTCAATCTAATACAAATAAAAGAAGTAGAGTTAGTTATAGAACAACAAGTGAAAGATTAGCAAAAGATATTCAAGAATTAATATGGAGTATAGGTGGAAGATGTTCAATACACATTACAGATAAAACAAAAAGAATACAAAATGGGAAAGAGGTAAACTGTGCTAAATCTTACGGATTGTTAGTGTGGACTAAGGATGATAAAGATTTGTTTTGCTTAGATAGAAAAAAAAATAAGGCTATAACTGAAAAAGATAGAAAATGTAACACAATGCTAAGCATTATGGATTATAAACTTGTCGGCAAAAAAAATGTTAGATGTATAAATGTTTCGGGTAACGAGCATATATATTTAACAGATGGATACGTTATAACAAGAAACTGTGGAAAGTCTTTTGCTGCAATCCTTTCTGTTGCCGAACCATCATTAGACCCTAATTTCCGTGCATGTTTTACACGAAGAACATTCTCGGAGTTGAAGGGTGGTGGTTCTTTGACAGATGATTTTAAATCTGCCTATGGTAATCACATTGAAGTGAAATCAACAGACCCTCCACGTGTAAGGTTTCCGTCAGGGGCGTTTGTTGATTTCAGGCAGATTAACGATGAAAATATACGTAAGGTAACTGAAACTTGGAAAGGTAGCCAGTACGATTTAATATACATGGACGAATTAACGTCGTATGAGTTTTCTACGTTTAAATATCTACTATCACGTAACCGTGGTAAAGCTAAATGGTCGGGTAAATTCAGAGGAACTACAAACCCTGAAAAAGACTGCTGGGTTAGAAAATTCATTGATTGGTATGTTGGATTGGATGGGCAAATAATGGAAGATAGAAACGGTGTCGTGAGATACTTCTATCTTCAAGGAGAGAATGTAGACGATGTTGTTTGGGGTGATTCAAAAGAAGAAGTTTACAGAAAATGCAGGGACGATATTGATAGAAAGATAAAATCTTTAGGTGGAGGATTTACATATAAGAACCTTATAAAAAGCTTTACATTCTATTTGGGTAGAATGTCAGAGAACAAGGCTTCTATCGGTAACAATATGGACTACGCTGGTAGTGTTGCAGCAGTTGGTGGCAGACAAGCACAACAGCTTATTGAAGGTAATTGGAATGTATCTTTAAAAAACGATGCAGAAGCACCTATCCCATACGCTACTGCCGAAAGCGTTTTCAACAACGACCCACGAAAGAACAACGACAAATGGATAACGGCAGACTTGGCTGATACTGGTGACGATAACACGGTTATACTTGTTTGGAACGGTCTGCATATCATAGACTATAAGATATTATGCACAAGTACGCCACGACTTAACGCAGAGATGCTGATGCAGATGGCAGAAAGGCACGGAATACCTGACAATCATATAATCTACGATGCTATCAGGGCTGCTTATATAAACGACTATATCAACGGTGCGATAGGTTTTAAATCATATAACAGACCGAACGGATTGTATTGGCGTATGCACTACAACATGAAGGACGAGTGCTACGGACGATTGGTAGAGGTTATAAAGAGAGGTTTGCTCTCATTTGAGGATTCGATTGCGGAAGCTGTTTATCCTCACAAAAGAATGAGCAATCCCATTACAATAAAGACAGAGTTTATAGAAGAATGTTCTGTCGTGAGATGGAAAGGTTTGCCCAGTGGTAAAAAGACGCTTTTCAACAAGAAGGAAATGAATCAGATGCTGGGAAAGAACAGGTCTATGGACTTGCTAGACCCTATCGCAATGAGGATGCTTCCCTTGTTGAAATATGAATACGGTCAGGAGCTTATAGCTTCGGAAGTGGCATTGGAAGAAGATAACGATTTGGGATTGGATAAGGCAAACGTATTTGACGATAGTTTTTGGAGTTAGTATTTTAAATATAAGAGATATATGGCGATAGCGATAGAGGACATTACGAAGATTATAGGCGATGGCAAGAAGCTGAAGCATGAGATAAGCGTCAGGGATATATTCTACGTTATTCTTTGCAGAAGCTTCAAGGACAAGAACATTGTCTATGCAGGTCTTTTCGGTAAGGACTTTACTTCTGATGCACTTGACAAGTACGACAAAAGTCAGAAGATGCGGTATTTGAGAAAATACATGAAGTCCAATTATGCGGACAAGGGAGATGCGGGCACGGCAACCAGCGGCAAGGTGAACTACGAGGACATTACGTTTGAAGAAAACAAGGAGCAGTTGATTAAGAACCTTGCAAAGATTAAAGAGATGAACGAGAACGGTGAACTTGATGCGAAGGATTTTATCAAGCTTGATATTGAAATCCGTACCAAGCTGAATGACAAGTTTGCCGTATCGGAGAAGCAGGACGAGCAGAGGATAATCGTAGAAACCAAGTTCAATACGATATGCCCTCATACACATAGGGAGTGTTGGGTGCAGACAAAGGAATATGCGATGCAGCATTGGAATTTAATTGAGAACCCGAATAGTATTAAAGAACACGAAAACGAGAACAGAGATGAATAGCAAGACTAGAAAACTTATTGACGAATTGTTGGCAGACCCCGAAAGGCTTTTGGAGAAGAAGCCTTTCACGAGGGGTACTGTCGCTGATAATAACTGCAACTGTGGTTTCTTGGATAAGGAAGTTTCCATAAACGGCAAGATTCAGGCTACGCTGTCTAATATCAAAAGAAACGTAGTAAGTCAGGATGAGTTTGTCAGAGAACTAGACCCTATGAGCCACAAAGTACTGTTTGACGAGAATATTCCATCCATTACTATGAAGAACAAGAAAGGGCAGATGTATGAGATAGAATACAAGAAAATGGCTGTTCCTTATCAGAGATTAATCAGGGACAAGCACGTTCTTCACTTGTGCGGAAATCCGATGCAGTTTACTCTGATGAATACAGAGCCTGACGAAAAACAGAACAAGGCGTTTATTGACTTCAAGCAGTATTGGAATTTGAGAAATATGGACGGTATGCGTACAAAGGCAGTAAGTGCGCAGAAGTCTTACGGAGATGCAGGTCTTTTATTCTACTTTGACTATAAAGGAAGAATCAAGGCTAGACTGTTAAGTTACGAAGATGGATATATTCTTTGCCCTCACAATGACGAGAACGGTGACAGAATACTTGAATCGGTGTATTATTCAGTAGGAGATACGCAGTACATTGACAGCTATGACGATACGTATATGTACAGATATGTATGCGAATGGAATGACGACAGCGTAAATCCTTATAGTTGGAGAATGGAAAAGCCAGTGCCGCACGGATTCAGCGAGATACCTTTGGTGACTAAGAGAGGTCGTGTAGCTTGGGATAACGTACAGAGCATAATCGAAGTTTACGAGGTTATATACAACGTGTTCTTGGTTATTCAGAAACGGCACGGTTGGGGTATCTTGTATGTAAGGGGCAACTTCAAGGCTTTGTCTGAAAAGGTTGCAGGTGCGGTTATTCTGAATGATACATCTATGGAAGGCAACGGTAGTGCTGACTTCAAGACACCACCTAGTCCGCAGAATATGATTGATACGCTCGGTCTTATGGAAGAAACCATTCAGAAAGGATGCGGTGCTACTTTCCTGCTGCCTAAAGATGTGAAAAGTTCAGGTGATATTTCAGCACAAGCTATCATGCTTACACAGTCTTTGGATATTGAAACAGCCTTGCAGGGTGTTATTGACTGGCAGAATTTTGCTGATAAGATGTGCAGACTGTTTAAGGAAGGTCTTGCAAAGGAACTTGTCAATAACGGCAAGAATCCTACTGCTGTGACTGATTTTGAAAGCATAGATATTAATGCTAAGTTCAAGGTATGGCGACCGCAGAACGATACAGAATACAACAACATGCTTATTTCTCTTAAAGGTGCAGGTGGTATTTCGGAAGAAACGCTGATTGACAAGAATACTGAAAGCTCGCCTGATGAAAAGGTAAGACGGCAGAAAGAACGTGACGCTGAAATGGAAATGAAAGAGAAGGAAATGTCCTTGCAATACGGAAACAATAATAACGGAGATGGCGGAAACAGTAATGTTGATTCAAATCAAAATGGCGTAGGAGGCGCAAGTAAATAGTAAATGGAGTGGTCGGAAATAGTACAAAATGTATTAGTCCCAGTTGGAGCATTTCTTGGCGGTGGATGGATTCTCAATTTCTACAATGCAAAACCAAAAAAGAATAGCATAGAGATAGAAAATCTAAAGGCTGTAATTAACGAGTTGCAGGATGTTATCAAGCAAAATTTTGAAAGCAACAACGAATATCGAAGGACTACTACCGAAGAGATAAACAACCTTAAAAAAGAGGTCAAGGAATTATCTTTGAGAGTTGATATAAAGCACGAAGCTATCTACGCTTCAAGCGGATGCAAGTTCGTAAAAAAAGCAGAAGATTGTATCGTTATGCAGACTTTCAAGGAGAAATGTCAACAGTGTGGCATAAACAATAACTAATTTTTTTAAAAAGGAGGTAAACATGTCTTTTATGAGTGACAAGATAAGAAACGGTGGAGAGATAACAAGTCAGGGAGAATTTAACAAGGTTGATTCTTTCTATATCATGCTTGTACCTAAATCTACCGTTGCGGCTTCCGTTTACGTAATGAACGTACAACTTGCAGATACTACTGGGCTTGTGGGTTTTCCATTCATGTCAAGTACATGGAATCCTGTCGTATGTACGAAACTTAACGTAAAGCCGGAAGATTTGGCAAATTACAGAATCTTTTACGGTGTGGAATAGATATGGGCGGATTCAATATAGGAATTGGTGTAGGGTTAAGATACCCTGCACCATATACGGCTAGAGGGAAAATCATTCCGCCCACTTATCTTTCATGCTTCGGCACGGGAATATGGGAAATGGAAGGTATATGGATTTCAGAAGATACGTGGGAAATGCAATCTACCAACCCACCATTTCTTCCGGCAGGGATTTGGAATAATGAAGGCGTATTCAGATTCAAGGACGAGTTTAATTTTGGTACTTCATTCTTACCGACAGGATTTGTTATTTACGATGGAGTGTACAGATACAAGGATAAGATTAAAGTAGAAACCCAAAAGGAGATAAAGCCAACAAGCAGAAAGGGGGAAATAGATAAATCATATTGGAATTTTTTAAAATAGATAACTATGACAAAAGAAGATTTGTATTATATTGTAGACGGACAGACGGGTGCGGTAGTTGCGCAAGGTCTGAAAAAGAATTTTGATGCTATTGTAGACGCATTGAACGGAGATTTAAAAGCATCGCAGGTTAAGTTTACGGACGGACAGACATTTCAGCAGAAGTTGAATGCAGGCACGTTGAAAGGAGAAAAGGGCGATACGGGAGCGCAAGGTCCAGCAGGAGCGGCTGGTCCGAAAGGAGATACGGGAGCGCAAGGTCCAGCAGGAGCGGCTGGTCCGAAAGGAG